GGAATGGCACCAACTGGTGGAGCGCCCCCAACCCGCCTTACCTGCACATGCGGCAGACCGTCGCCCAGTCCATCCCGAACGCCGCCTTTACGGCCCTCACCTTCGGTAGCGAAGACCTCGACAACTTTGCGGGACATGCTGGCTCGGCCGCCGGATATACGTGTCAGCGTGACGGCGTCTACCTGTTCGGTGGTGGCGTTACGCACGGCTTGCACGCTACCGGTCAGCGCATCGCCCGCTGGGCGCTCGGTGGCGTGGCCATCGCCGGCACGGCTACCTCGATGGCCACACTTGGAACCGGCATCGGCTCGTCGCTGGCCGCCCGCCCGCTCGTGATTCGCCTCGTGGTCGGCAACGTCATCACGCTGGAGACCTACCAGAATTCAGGCGGAGCGCTGTCCACTCTGGTCACCGGCGAACTTCAGTCGTCCATGTCGGCTCACTGGATCGCACCGTGACCGGTCCCCTGATCGGCGCGCTCGCCGAACTTGACCTCCCGTACCCGCCGCCGGACGACCCGGCCACCCTGCTCGAACAGGAGGTGCGCTACACGTACTGGCCGGTCGCCTACCAGTTCGGCGACCCCACGGTGATCTCCAACGTCTCCCTCCCGCTATCTGGCGTGCAGTTCTCACAGGCCATCCGGGGAGTGGGTGAATTCCGGGCCAGTCTGCAGCTCACCGAGGATGAGGTACGCGCGATCTACCCCTGGGACAAGATCATGCCGCGTAAGTCCGGCATCGTCGTCGTGCGCTCGGTATTCAACAACGCCTCCTCCTCGTGGGAGTCCGAGCCGGTGCAGCACTACGTCATCTGGGCCGCCCCGCGTGACCCGCACACCGGTCGCATGAGCATCTACGGCACCACCGTGGAGGGCCTCTGGGCTCGCCGACTCATTACCAAGGCCATGAGCTGGAGCGGCCAGGACCAGACCCTGATCGCCGCCGACCTCCTCGACCCCAACCAGTTCTCACAGATCCCTCTCGGGTCCGGAATGTGGACGGGCTGGATCAATGTCGACCCGCCGGTGCTCGTCACCGGCGTGGCCCGCACGTTCTCCTACGCCGAAGGCCAGGAGACGAACCTCCTCGAGGCGCACCAGAATCGATCACAGCTGGCCACCAACTCCTATGAGTGGACCACCCGCCCGCGTGTCCTCGTAGGTGATGATGCCGAGTCGGCCAGCACGTTCCGCCTCGAATACCAGATGGGCTTCCCCTACCTTGGGCAGGGGGTTGGCGGTATCGATCCCCCGAAGCGGATGCGCTTCGACACCTACGGATCGGGCAACGTTCTGTCGTTCAGCATGAACCACGACGGCTCGGAAGTCCCCAACATCATGTGGGCGCGAGGCAAGGGGTACGACCAGCTGCAGGTGAAGGCGCTCGTCACCAACGTGGACCAGCTCGGCCAGGAGGAATGGGAATACGGCTTCCTGCAGACCGAAGCCAAGTTCTCCGACCCCGACGTAAGCCTGGTGTCTACGCTCACCGACTACGCGCGTAAGGCTATGTGGGAGAAGCTGGGATCTGAGCAGTTTATCCCGTCGCTCACCATTCGCGGAGACATGCCCCCCTACTTCGGCACCTACTCTCTCGGGGATCAGTTCATCCTGGAAACCAACGACGCGACGTGGCGCACCGATCTGTACGGGGATTCCGGATATGTGGAGATCTTGTTGCGCGCATTCGGCTGGGTAGTCACTCCACCCCAGGGTGAGCAGTCCGAACACATTCAAATCGTACTTGGAGCGGGGGCGCTGTCGTGACTAGCCCCAGTTACTACACCCCAAAAAGCCCTTCGGTAATTGACACGGTCTCGTATACGCAGCGCGTGGTAGACGCGATGCTGAGGAACAACCCTTTGCACAATGCCACTGTTGACCAGGGGCTCATGAGGTGGGTTGGAAACTACCTCGACGACGGCGGAAGTAATATCAACTTCCTGTGGATCGGCGAATTCCAGCCTGCCGATGCGAATCTCCCAGGCTCTCCGCCGCAGCGAGGATTTAGCCTGGTGCGTGACGATTCCCGTGGGGGTCGCTCGGCCATCAGCCTGTACGATCCCAGCGCCCAGAGCGGGGATGGACTGAAGCAACGTCTACAGATTTCCAGCGGGGACGGCGAACAACTTTTCACGGAATCCCGAGATGGTGGCTGGTCGTTCCCGCAGGAGGGAATCCCGATGTACGGTCGGGATTCGGATCTCTCTTTGTGGCCTGGCAATACGGGTGCGGCGTTCTCTTCCATTCACGAGGGACGCGTGAGCATCGTTGGAAACAAGGTGGCGTACCGGGTGTGGGACGCCACCACTGGTGGCGCGACCGGTAGCTTCCGCCTTCGGGTGGAGGGTGCGGGAGCCGGTGGCGCGGATGTGACGAGCCCCGTACACAACCTCGGCGTGAACGCCAACGGGGTGGTAGACGGGGAAGTCGACGTGTCCGAAGCGCGCGGCCTGACGGTGCCCATCTACTGGGAAGCCCAGGTGAACAACGGCGTCGGCAAGGCGCGTTCTGTGATCATCAGCCTGCGCTGCTACAGCTGAGCACTGGCCGCAACTCGGCGGCCTATGGACGTGCGAAACTCCCGGAATGCAGTGGAAAAACGCAGCCAGGGAGGAGGCTTCAGGGTGCCTGTACCGGATATCACCGGACAGCCCGCGTGGGTAGTGATCGTGGTCATGGTCCTCGTGGTGGCGGCCACGCTCGGTGTCGCCTTCCTGGCCTACCTGGGAGCGCGACGCAAGTCCGCCACCCAGGACGAGACCGAACAGGCCACACTACCCTCGGGGTCTGACAACCCCACAGTGTTGGTCATGCAGGCGGCCCTCGACCACCTGGCCCGCGTGGCAGACCGTGAAGCGGCAGAGAGCGAGGAAGCCCGAAAGGAGGCGGCAGAGTTGCGGACACGCCTGGAAGAGCAGCTGCGCGAGGTGGTGCGACTGCAGGCGCAGATTGCCGAGAGGACTGCGGCGCTCGCCCGATGCGAGGCGCGCGCCGAAGCGCTCAGCGAGCAGGCGTTCCGAAGGGGTCACCATGAGTGAGGAGCGGCCTGACATCCAGCGATCGGACATCGCGCGCACGCTCGAGGCGGGGACGGTCGCCGCCAAGGTGGTCGGCCGCGACCTGGACAAGAAGGCCAACCGCTCCACAGTGTGGCTCGCCGCCACCGTGGCCGCCCTGATCTCCTCCGCCGTCTCGATCGCCGTGGCCGTGCCGGGCGCCATCCAGGGTGCCAAGCAGGCCGCCGTGGCCGACACGATCGCCAGTCAGCAGCTCGAGAATCGAGAGCGCGCGGACGCCGCCTACGAGGCGGCCGTGGCCGCCAACGAGGAGCTGAAGCGGCGCGGACAGCCCGTAGTTCCGGTGCCCGAGCCGGATGGCCGGGGCGACGACCTGGACACGTTCATCCCGGCGGCCGTGGCTGGCACGCTCGCCGCGCTGCCCGAGCACGTGCGGGCGCCCACCGACCAGGAACTGGGCCTGGCAGTCGCTACGTACATGGTGTCCAATCCGGCCCCTGGCCCGAGCGTTGACCAGATCGTGCAGGCGGTCGCCGCCCACCTGCGGGCCAACCCACCGCCGCCTGGTCCCACCGGCGAGCGTGGCCCCGAGGGTGTTGCCGGCGCCACTGGACCCACCGGCGAGCCTGGCCCGCAGGGTCCGCCACCCGATCCGGCTGCGATCAGGGAAGCCGTGTTCGTTGAGCTGCGCGACAACCCAGACTTGATCTGTGTCCGGGACGGCGGCCAGTGGGTGAAGCTCGAGAACGTGGTGATCGACGATGACCCGACCCTGCCGGGGTCCAGTACCCGTAACATCTGGGCTTGCGTCGAGCCGACGCCAGCACCCACCGAAGGAGAGGAACCCGAATGACCCACACCAACCCGTCCCCCGTGCGCGACTGGGGCGTGAGCTGGATTCGCACCGTCGTGCCGGTCGCCTGGGGCGCCGTGGTGGCGTTCCTGCTGTCGCGCGTGCCCGAGCTGCACCAGGCGCTCGTCAACCCGGCCGTCACGATGGCCGTCACCGGTGCCGTGGTGGCCGCCTGGTACACGCTGTTCCGGTGGCTGGAGCCCCGGCTGCCGGCGTGGCTGACCGCGTTCGTGCTGGGCTCGAACAAGACGCCCACCTACGTGGAGGGCTCCGTGGTATCGAGCACGACGACGCCGACGATTCCCCGCCAGCCGGAAGCCAGGTAGGATCGGCTTCGGGTATCGGGTGTACCTCGAACGACCCCCCTCGCTAGGGCTGCGAGGGGGGTCGTTCTCTGCTGGCGCCTACTCGCCCACGCGAGGCGCGTCCGGCCCGCAGGTGACCGGACCCTCGTAGCCGCCGCACCCGTGTCGCTCGGCATCCTGGCCGTGCTCGCAGATGTCATACATGCGCTCGATGTCCCAGGTGGTGGCGACCTTCCGCGCTGCGGCCAGCTCCTCCAGGACGAGGTCGCGCTGATCGAGGCGCATGTGCTCCCAGAAACCGAGCGTGCGCATGGGGATTACGGTGCCGGTGGTGGCCATGTGTTGCTGGATGGCGATCAGCTGACCGTCGATTGCCATCGCCTCATTGAGGATGGCGCGCTGCTCGTCGGCCGTGAAAGTGAACTCGGTCATTTCGGGTCCTTCCCTGGTGGGTTGTTCCTGGTCTGAAAACTACTGTACCCCCCAGGCTGACGTGCTGTCAACTCGGGGGGTACAGGGTCTCAGTGGTTGCGCTCGGCGTAGCGGTACTGGGCGTCCATCTCGACCCGGTGCTGGGCGTTGATGACCTCTGCCTCTTCTCGAGCCTCGGCGTCCGCGTAACCCAAGGCGTGGGCGTAGGCGTCCTCGAACTGGGTGACGCCTCGGCTGGCTTCCACGTCCTCCTGCTCGCGGGCATCCCAGTAGCCGGCGTTCTCCAGGTGGCGCTCGTAGCCCATCTCGGCCGCTTGCTCGGCCTGGATTTGCGCGATCCACTCGGCGTCCTGGTACTCCTGGCACAGCTCGATCTCGGTGACCGAGAGGTGCGTGCAGTCCTGGCCGTGGTAGCCGTCGTGCACGAGGGGCGTGTTGGTGAGCAGCATCGGGGGTTCTCCTCTGTTGAGTTGTTCCTGCTGTGAGAACTACTGTACCCCCTACGGCTGCCGCTCGTCAACTCTCATTCGCCGTCGCCGGGGAATCCGATCACCATCTGGCCAGCCTCCAGTACACCTAGGGCCACCCGCCCGCGCTCCGTCACCCGCCAGCGCTGACACTGGAGACCGGAGGTCGGGTGCTTCGTGGTCAGCGGCTTGCCCTCGCCGTCGCGGGCAGGCTCGATGTAGCCGGCCCGCAGCAACTCCACCCGGCGGGGGCGCTGGGAGTTTGCCCCGATCCACAGGTCACGCTGAAGCTCGAAGTCGGCCAGCTCGGGCACACGGTGCAGGTAGCGGAGAAGCTCGTGGCGCTGGGAGCCTGAGCGGGTCTTGATGGCCCGTGCCGCCGCCTGGCTGGTCTCAGGCGCCCCCTTCCGGGTCAGACCCTCCCTCGGGTTGGTGATGTCCTGCCCAAAGGCGGAGAGGAGATCCTGGACGGTCTCGACCTCGTGGCGCACTGCCCGGACGGCCCGGTACAGGTCGTCGGTGCTGTGCTCACGGTTGAGCACGCCGAGAAGCTCCGTAGCCCGTTCGGCGGCCTTCTGCGCGAGGGTGATGGTATCGGGCATACCGATCACCGCCCCGTGTCCGGGAAGCCATTCAGCGCCCACTCGTCGTTGGACATGCCAGCAGGAGGCCCGTCCAGCTCGCCGGCCATGGTCTTCTCCTGGCTGCGCATGCTGGCCTCCAGCTGCTCGCGGTTCATGCCGAGCGCTGCCGCCACGTCGTCCAGGTTGACCAGCTCGGGCGTGGCCGCGTCGGGGGCCTGGCCGGTGAGCTTGCGCTGCTCGGCCTCCAGGCTCTGGAAGGTGCGGCAGGGCCACACCTCACCGTCGTGCCCGCACCGGCCGGCGTGCCGCTCGGACACGAGCAGGAAGTGCGCGTTCCCGTCAGCGTCCAGGTTGTCGGGCGTCAGCGCCAGGAGCTTCTCGCGGGCCTCGCCCTCGAGGGGCAGCTGGGCCGGGTCGGTGGTGCCGCCCTCGGTGAACCGTGCCATGTCGGCCTTGTTTTCCGTCGCCGGGTCCGCGTGCGGCGTGAACACCGGCGCGTCCGGGTCGTAGTTCTCGGGCAGCCCGGAGTGCTCCTCCGGGGTGGCGGTGGTCATCAATTGGCCTTCCTCTCGACCTTCACACCGTTGTAGGTGGTCTTCGTGGTGATGGCCGCCGCGACGATCGACGCGGCGCGGTCCTCGCCGTTGCGCGCGAGATCCTTAGCGTAGGCGCGGACCTTGGTTACCTGGGGCTCGAACTTGCCCAGCTGTCCCACGTTGCTCAGGGCGTCCACGATCGCCTCGGCCACTGCGACCCCCACGCGGGCGCGCTCGTCCTCCGGTCCGTTGGTGGTCCTGGTGGCCACCTGGTCATACGCGCGCATGATGGCCTCCGCGTGCTGCTCGGCGAACATGGAGGCGAACGCGGGCAGCAGCATCTCCTCGCTGATCGTGTGCTCCCGCGTGGTGTCCAGGGAGATGCGGATGTCGCCGTCCCGGTCCGGCACCGTCAGACCCTCGGCCGGGATGCCGTCCTGCTCGCCCACCGCGTCCGCGAGCACCTCGGCCACCAGCAGCTTGATGTGGCCGCGCACGCCCTTGAACACGCGCTCATATTCGGCCAGCTTCTCCGAGACCTCCTGGAGGTAGCGCTGCACGCGGAACGTGTCCGCCGGCGAGAGCACCCCGCCGGCCGCTTCGAGGGCGGCGCGCATCTCGGCCACGGTGCGCTCCACCTCGGCGCGCACCGCAGCAGCCACCCGGACCGGGTCGGCCGCCGAGAGCACCTCCTGGGCGTCCTTATCGATGATGCGGAATCCGGCTTCTTCGATCTTGACGGGAACGTTCTCGGTCATCGGGTGAGCGCCTCTCGTATTCCATGGCTAGCCATGTCCAGCACGGCCGCGAACTCGGGGAAGTCATCGGCGAACTCGTCCGCCAGGTCGGCCATGACCTCGGCTTTGATGTGCGGGGTGGCCGCCGCCAGTGCGACCGTGACGATGCGGATGTAGTTCTGCCACTCGCCCGGGTCGCTCTCGGCGTCGATCGCCACCAAGGCCGCCGTCCAGCCAGGCACCAGGGCGGGTGCCACGATGTACTCGGTCACGGGCTGCGCTCCTGGTGGTAGACGTGGTGATGCAGACGTGCGCTGTTATGGGCGCGCATCCATGCGCTGGGCCGCCGGCCAGGTCGAATGTGATCAGTCCAGCAGGTGAACGGGTGGAAGCCTCGGGCTGCGGGGTGGTCGCTGCACGTCCACCGGACGCCGCGCTTCCGCGACTCGGTGACGTGCAGCGCCACCCGGATGGTCATTGACGGAACCGTCCCTTCAGGTAGCCGATCGGCAGCCCGATGGCCAGGCCGGCGAGTCCCCACAGCAGTAGGTCAAGGTGCAGGTTCACGAGGAACATGGTCAGCACCCCAGCTCTTGCAGGTACTCATCCAGGGTGACGCGCATGCCGGTCGCCTTCAGGAACCGATCCTCGGCGCCTGAGTGGAACGCGAGTGCCGTCGTCAGCTCCAGGTTCGCCAGGAGCTGACGCACCTGGCCGGCGTCCAGCACGCCGAGGTCGAGCAGGACGTGCGCCGCGCGCTCGCCGTCGCGGCACCGGGGGTGATCGTGGTCGATGGTGCTCATGGCGCAACCGTCTCGATCATGACTCGGTAGTCGGAGTCGGCGTCTCGCGCGACCAGGCGCAGCAGGCACGACACGTCACCATCGATCAGCACGTCTTCGCCGTCGTGGGTCCGGTAGTACGCCTGCGCATTGGTCACCTTCTCCGAGCCGGAGCAGTGCAGGCAGGGTAGGCCGTCGTTGTCCAGCATCGTCACCCACGTGTGGCGGATCTGGCGCGCGAGGACGCTGGACGCTCCGGCGGCCATAGCGGCTGCCATGAGCAGCTGTTCAACCGCGTTACTTGCGTCGACCTTGATCGTGGCAGGCACTGGGTCCTCCTTGGTGTCGTTCCCGTTGTGCCCACCACCTTACCCCCTACTTCTCGGGGGTGTCAACGTCGGGGGCGTTCTCCGGCGTGATCCCCAACTGCGTCCGGGCGATCGCCGCGTTGGCCCACATCGTGGCGCTGTCGACCGAAAACAGCGCCTGGTCCTTCTCCGGGCACTCCGGCAGGTCCAACAGCCAGATGGAGAACATCTCGCCCAGGGCTCGTGCACGCTCGTGCGCCTCGACCACCACAGGGTGTGTGGGCGGGTGATGGCTGAAGCGCTGGCGCACGCGCTCCAGCTGCTCGGCGCGCATGCGCTTCTTCGCCTCGGTGGCGATCCGCACCGCCCGGTCCACCGCCTCCTGCGTGAAGTGCTCGGCGGCCTCGATCGGGTCTGCCATGGGAATCTCCTTGATCAGTCGGGGCGGCCAGGTGGACACGTCGTAGACGCCGCGCACCGGCGCAGTCCAGCGTTCGCCTGCGTTGTTCCATCCAACGCTCCACCGGGTGACCTCTACGTGGGGCATGAAGGTCATCGTCGTCGGCGCGCTCGGTTGTCCGGCCGGCTCGGTGGGCGGGACGGTGGCCACCTTGATCGGGTGGCCACCGTCCATCGTCACCGTGCCGGGCCTAGAACGGCGGCTCATCGGAGAACCCGCCGGAGCCGCCACCGGAGTAGGGAGGGGGCGCCGAGCCCCACGGGTCGTTCGCCGGTGCGCCCTGACCGTCGGTCCAGCCGGTACCGGACGCCTGGGCGCCGCCGGAGCGCGACACCTTGTTGACCTTGGCCGTGGCGTACCGCAGGGACGGACCGACCTCGTCCACCTCCAGCTCCATGACCGTGCGCTTCTCGCCCTCCCGGGTCTCGAAGCTGCGCTGCTTCAGTCGACCGGTCACGATCACCCGGGCGCCCTTGGTGAGCGACTCGGCGACGTTCTCGGCCGGCTGGCGCCACTGATTGCAGCGCAGGAACAACGCGTCTCCGTCCTTCCACTCCCCGCTGTGCTTGTCGAACACGCGGGGCGTGGAGGCCACGGTGAAGTTGACGACAGCCGCGCCGGACTGGGTGAACCGCAGCTCCGGGTCGCCGGTCAGGTTGCCGACCACGGTCAGCATGGTCTCGCCGGCCATCAGTTCGCCTCCATCAGCTTGGCCAGGGCCTCCGCGTACTCGCGCAGCCTGGCGGGGTCGTCCTGCTCCTCGAGCTGCGTGCGGTACCAGTCGATCATCCGCTGGTCGTCGTAGCCGAGCATCTCCTGGCGGAACCGGTCGAAAGCGTCCGCCTCCTCGACGCAATCCCAGTCCTCGGCCCGCAGCTTGTCGGCGATGACTCGGACGAAGGGGCGCATGAACTCGTCCGCCTCGGCGCGAGCCTCCTCAACGGGGATGCGGTCGGGGTCCATTCCCCAGTGCTCGTGCATCTCGTGCATCAGCTTGTCGGCCGCCCCGGTCGCGGCGTCCATGATCTCGGTAGCGCTGCACCAGCCCATCAGTCGCGCCCCTCAGCCTCGCGGGTCGCCTTCCGCAGGTTCTCGGAGAGGCTGTCCTGCATGCGCTTGACGACGGCGGCCAGGTTGTCCATGCCGAACGGCACGCCCTCGGCCGTCTCGTGATCCTCGGCCACCGCGCGCACGGTGCGCTCGATCTCGGCCCGCAGGCGCAGGCCGGCGCGCATGGCGATCATCAGCGCCGCCGTCAACTGGACGCCCTGGGTGAACCGCTGAACCTTGGTGATCTCCTGCATGGTGTTCCTCTCGGATATCGGGTGTAGATGATGATCTATCGGGGCACGCCGCCCTGTGAGCCGCCCGCCTGGTAGGCGGCGCCCACCGAGCGCGCGGTGGACTGGTAACCGCTCAACACGGCACGGAGGTTGTGCATGGTGGCCTTCGCCGCCTTCGCCAGGAACTCGGCCTGGATGAGCGCCTCGTGCAGCTGCTCGCACTGCACCATGGCGTCGGCCTTCCGGCGGTCGGCTGACCCCTCGGTGCTCGCGTTCAGCGCCCGCCAGTAGGCCCGCTCGAACGCGGTCTTCGCGTCGTACTCGCCGCGCACCGTCTCGCGCTCGAACAGGGCTCCGGTCTCCAGCCGGGCCAGCACGTCGAGGATGTGCCGCTCCACATCCACCGGCGAGTACACCTCGCTCGGATCGATCAGGGCCAGGGTCGAATCGATCGGGTCGCGCGCCTCGTAGGTGAGCGTGCCGCCCTTCGACGTGATCGGCGTACCGACCGCCTGGCCGTGGACCGCCTCCTGCAGGCCGTCCGGCATCTCGGCGAACTCGCCGCAGCCGCACACCACCGCACCCGAGTCCGGCTCGTACCGGGCGCGGTCGGACCACTGGCACGGAAGGTGGCCGATCTCCTGCAGCACCAGGAAGCATCGGGCCTTGAGCTGCTCGGCGTAGCTCTCGGCGTCCATTAGAAGCTCGACCCGGCGGCCAGGGTGGCGCGAGCCGACTCGGCGTACGCCTTCACCGGGGCCGGTCCGTCGCCGGTGTCCACCGGAATGTCCAGGAGGCCCTCCTGCTGGGCCTGCGCCACGATCGCAGCCAGCACCTCGGAGCGCCGCTCGACGGGATGCCGGTGCAGGTTCTGCAGCGCGGTGACCGCGTCCCTGGCGCGCTCCGTCATCGGCTTGCGCGGCGCCTGCGCGGGGGCGGTCTGCCGTTCCTCGGACGGGATCTCGGCGTCACGCTCCGGTGCTGCCGGGCGACGAGCGTTAGTCGCCTGCGCAGGCGCTCGAGTGACCTGCGGCTGCTCGGCGTCGGCATCCGGCACGGCACCGGACACCGGGATCAGGAGGGCGTGCAACAGGCCGTACTTCAATGCCATGGCCGCCGCCTTGCTCGTGGCCTTGTCGTCGGACGCGCGCCCCTCGCCCGCCATCTCGAAGTGCTGCTTCGAGCCATCCGCTGGGTCGATGAACGTGTAGCGCACCGTCAGCAGGACCGTGGTCCACAGGAGCGTGTTCCCCTCCTTGTTCCGGGCCTCGTCGCGGTGCACCTCGCGGGCAGTGATCTCGGTGGTGTAGACCAGGCCGACCTCGCGCATGGCGTGGCCGATAGCGTCCATGGCGTCATCGATGCTGCGGTAGGAGTAGCGCGGACCACTGTCGGTCTTGCGATCCTTACCGATCGAGTCGACCAGGCGCATCAGGTCGAGCACCTTCTGGTGGACGCCACCCACGTTGGCGACCAAGGTGTGCTCGAGCACCGGGCGCGGGCCGGGCAGAGATGCCCGCTCCCAAACCGCTTCCAGCTCCTCGACGCGCTCCTGGAGCTGTGCCGTGAACGAGGTCTCCTTCTCCTTGTGCGCCTCCAGCTCGGTGACTCGGTCGCCCAGGTCCACCACGACCTGCGGGTCGACACCGGCCACCGGGTTGGCGAGCTTCATCCCCTGCGCCAAGGCAGCCTCGGCCTTCGCCGCCTTCTGCTCGGCGGCCTCCAGGCGGGCCATCAGCTGCGACAGCTGGCCCTTCACCATGTCGGCCACCAGGTCGTGCTGGGCGTCCTCGGCCATGGTCTCGCCGGCCGGGTCGCCCTCGTAGCGCTTCTCCAGCTCCGTGATGCGCGTGCGGTGCTCGTCGAGGCGTCGGTTGACGGCGCCCTGGTAGCCGCCCATCTCCTCGCGGAACGCCTGGTGGTTGTGGTGCACGTCCTCGAGCGCCTCAGCGATCCGGGCATCCACCTGGTCGCGGTCGGGGTGCGTGCGGCGAATCTCGGCGATCTCGTCCTCGGCGACATCGCCACCGCGCGTCCGCTGGTCCAGCTCGGTAAGCACCTCTGCCTGTCGCTGCTGCTCTTGGTCGACGGCGACAGCGAGTGCCATCGCATCGGTCGCCGTCACTACGGCGCCTTCGGCAACCTGCATGGCGGTGCGGCGCGGCTGGGTGGCCGAGGGCTGGTCGGCCTGCTGGGCCTCGTCGGGGGTGGCGGGCATCGGGTGTTCCTCTCTCAGAACTTGCCGGTTCGGGCGAACTTCTCCAGGCCATCCTGGACCACGGCACTGACAGAACCGCCGGCCGAGTGGATGGCGTCGCGGATCTTGTCGTAGTGCGTGCGGGACATGCTGAAGCGGAACGTCTTCATGTGTTCGGCCGCGTGCTTGCGCAGCGTGGGACGGTCCGGGTTCTCGAACGTCTCGGGGCACAGCTCGCACCGGGCGAGCGTGCTGCCGTCCTCCCTGCGGATCATGGTGATGGTGTCGGGCCGTCGCGGTGCGGCGCCCTTGATGGCCGCCGGTGTGGGCTGCCATTCGATGAGCGCGGCCCGGCCGATGTCGGTCATGTTGGTGCGGGCCACACCCCACTCGCGAGCTTCGGCCTTGCGGACGTGCTTGAGCCGCTGGTGTGCCGCGTTGTAGACGGCCGCCAACACTTCCATGTCCACGGTCTTGATTTTGGTCTGGGTGGTCACGGGTTCACCTCCTTTGGTCTACACTCTACCCATGTCCGTCAGGGGTCCGCAAGCGTAGGGGGTAGTGATGTCGACCATGAGCAAGGCCCGTGCTGTCATCTGGGAACGCTGCGGCGGACTGTGCGAGATCACCGGCGTGGCGCTCGACTACGAGACGTTCGATGCCCATCACCGCAGGAACAAGGGCATGGGCGGCACGAGCCGTCTCGACCGGGACTCGGTGGAGAACCTGCTGGCGCTGGACCCGATCATCCACAACGGCGCGGCGCACTCCGTCCACCAGGACTCGCCGTGGTCACGCCCGCGCGGCTACCTGCTGTCCACCAGCGTGACCCATCCGGGCATGCACCCGGTGTTCCTGCGGGAGCGCTACTGGGTACTGCTCGGCGCAGACGGCCAGTACCATCCGTTGCCCGGCGGGCACGTGCCTGCAAGGTGCTAGCATCCTGATCAACAAACGAAAACACCCCCCGGGGGGCTGGCAGGCCCATATCCCGGAGGGTGTCAACGACAAGGTGGCAACATGATAACACCCCTGTCGGTCGTCGGCATCGCCCGGTATCACCGACCCGCCGAGGCATTCACCGCCCTGCGGAACGACTTCGTTCGCGACGCCCGTGTCAGCCTGCGGGCCTTCCGCGTCGGGGCCTACGTCCTCTCGCACGCCGATGGCTTCATCCAGACTCAGGCCCAGATCGCCCGCGCGGTCGGCCTCTCCGTCACCACCGTGCGGGCCGCCCTCGAGGATCTCCGCCGCGACCGGCACCTGGTCAGCCGCCGCATCCGCGAGCGCGGCCAGTGGGTCGGCACCGCCTACGCGGTGAGTGATGTCCCGTTCACCGATGAGGAGCTGGCGCTGCTCTGTCCACCAGGCGCAGAATCCGAGTGTTCGGAATCTGCGCACACAGGATCTGTGCCACCTAAGAAGACCACTCCCGTAAGGGAGACCATGAAGGACAAGAAGACCAACCCTCCGGGGGACCAGGCTCCGCCCGGTTCGCCCGAAGCCCAGGAGGAACCCATGCCCAGGACCACGGCGGACTCCGAGCCAGCCCTGTTCGATCTGCCGGCCGACAGTGAGGTGCTCGATAGTCACGGGCGGCAGGGAGGGAAGAGCGCCACGCAGCGCGTCGTCGCCGCGTTCGTCGACAGCCACCGTCAGCAGCACGGCGTCGACCCGACCCGCTCGGAGATCGGCCGCGTTGCCCGCGACGTGAAGCGCCTCATCGGCAACCCGAGCACCGAGGAGCAGTTGCTGCAGGCGGCCACCGCCATGGGCAAGACGCCGTTCGCGAACATCGCTGTCCAGTTGAAGAAGACCCGCCACCCGGTGGCCCAGATGCACAAGCAGCAGCGACACGGCGCCGATGTGTGGGAGGAGGGGGCCGCCGAGATCGAGCGTCGGGCCGCTCTTCGGGCTGCCCAAGACCCGGCCGTCGCCGCCTGGCTCGCCGGTGAGGCGGTCTCCGCATGACCGTCACGGTTGACACCCCCGACAGCAAGGGGGAGGATTGGACCATGGACAACAGCGAGCGCCTCCGTGCCGAGGTTGCGCGCCGTGCCGAGAGGGACGCCGCGCGCCCCCAGCCCCAGGCCGACAACGTGACTGACCTCGTGCTGCGCATCGCCGCCAAGCACGGTGTCGACCCGACCAACCTTCGTCCGGCCACGGACGCCGAGATGGCCGCGAAGGAGCAGGAGATCCACCGGGAGCGCATCGAGCGCCAGGCCGAGATCCTGGTCAGTCGCCTGCCCATCCAGTACCAGCGCGCCGTGATGCCGCGCACTGCCTTCGGCCTCGAGGCCATGGAGTGGCTGAAGGGCTACCGCAGCGGCCAGCGTGGTGGGCTCGTTCTCCTCGGCCCCACCGGCACCGGAAAGACCTGGGTGGCCGCCGCACTGGCGCGGCTGCTGCTCACCGAAGACACGGTGCCCGTGACGTTCATCGCCGTGCCGGACTTCCTGGAGGCCCTACGGCCGTCCAGCCGTACGCCCGGCGTCGACCCGGACATGATGCAGTATGCCCTCGCGCCGCTGCTCGTGCTGGACGACCTGGGCGCCGAAGGCCCGCTGTCTGCTTGGGGCGAAGAGCAGTTGTGGCGCCTCGCGAACGAGCGCAACCACAACAACCGCCCCACGATCGTCACCAGCAACATGACCGGCCCCGAGATCCGCGAGCGCTACAACGACCGGATCGTGGAACGACTGTTCGCCGGCTCGACGCTCATCACCCTGTCTGGCGGCTCGCTCCGCCCGATGCCGTTCTGAGGAAGGCACACCCGATGCCCGATCACGCCAAGCCCTCCATGATCAAGGATGCCTACTACTGGGCTCGCGCCTACGCCGGCCACCTGCGCGACGAGACCGCCGGCGCGTGGCGTCGCGCCTGGTGGTCAGAGGTGGTCCTGCTCGGCGCATTCCTGCTGCTGTTCGCAGCCACCGCCGTCACCACGGCCGTCACCAAATCGCCGTGGGACTGGGCGCTGCTGGCCGTCGAGGCTCTGTTCTTCGGCGCCCTGCTGCGCTGGCTGTTGCAGCTGGGCCGCGACCGCGAGTACACCGAGCGCCTCCTGTCCACCCAGGCCACCGGCGCCCCCCGCATCGCCAACGTGCGATGCTCCGAGGGACGCGAGCACCGGTTCATCTACGGCCCGAGCGGCTGGCAGGAATCGGGTCCGTCCGTTCGATCGATGGTGGAGGAGCTGACGTGACCCACGAGCACCTCGCGAACAGCGAGCACAGCCACGGACCCGAGGGCGACCACCGGCTGCCGGACGCGCGCAGTATCGCCACCTTCGCCGACCCGGGGCGCACGAACGCGCCGCCCCTGCTGGCCGACCTCGACACCGACGGCGATCCGTTCACGTCCGAGGAGATCCTCCAGCTCGACGAGAGCGTGCGCGAGTCCGTCGATCGGGGGGAGCTGTAGTGTCCCTCCTTGTCCTCCAGCAGGGGCACTGCTACCGCACCACCGGCGCCACCGGCACCACAGGTGAGCAGCAGTTCGCCACGGCCGTGGGTGACGCCGCCTACCGGTACATCGACGGCCGCAACGGCTGGGCGGTGCGCCGCATCCTGGCCGACGCGCCCGCCGCCCAGTACCGAGGGGACGCGTTCGCCGCTGTCCACTGTGACGGCTCCATCCATCCCGGCGCACGCGGAGCCAGCATCGGCTACGCCACGCCCGAGGGCCAGGCGTTCGGCCACGCATGGAAGGCCGCCTACTCGCGGCGCGGCTGGCCCAGCTTCCGCACCGACAACTACACGTCGGCCCTGGCCGGCTACTACGGCACCAGGATCGCGCGCTCCGAAGGCAATCGGGCTGCGTTCATCCTCGAGGCCGGGTTCCTCACCAGTCTCGACGACCGCGCCCTGCTGCACGCACCCGACGGCCCCGACCGGGTCGCTCTCGCACTCGCCGACGCGATGGGCATCAAGCAGCCCACGCCACCCGCCGAGCCCGACCCGATGGAGGAGAACATGATCAAGCTGATGCGTGGCGACAGCCGCGTGGTTGTGCCTGGCTCGGAGACGAACGCTCGCCCGCAGGGGTTGGCCTACGGCGACCACGTGTTCCTCGTCAAGGCCGATCCCACCATGGAAGGCACGGTGACCCGCAGCTACGTCCCGTGGGGCAACCTCTACCACGTGCTCGTCGGCATGCTCGGCATTCCGGTGGTGATCTCCCAGGCGGCCATCGACTCCATCCCGTGGCCCAACGCTGAGCAGGAGGCGCCCGCCTACCTGAAGGCCCAGTGACCAGCTGGGAACACCGGCCCATCTGGCACCTGACGCTGCCCTGGGAGCGTCCCCTGTTGATGGCCAACGACAGCAGCAGCCTGCGCGGCCAGATGCGCACGAAGGCGTCGGTACGCGACGACACGGCCATGATCGCCCGGCAGCTGAAGCTCCCGCCGATCGCCGTGCCGGTCGTCGCGGTGCTTTCCTGGTACCACCGCACCCGGCGGGCTATCGACTCCGACAACATCGCACCCACGCTGAAGCGCTGCCTAGACGGGTTGCAACTTGCCGGGGTTCTGGAAAACGACTCGGGCCATCACGTTCGGTTAACGGCTCAACGGTGCATCCCCAAGGATCTCGACCCGTTCGTGGGTGGCCGCCCCCGCGTTGTCCTGTCCCTCTACGACGCCAGCGATTTCCTGCTGCCGCACCCCGAGCCGTCACCCTGTGCCACACTCACCGCCGCGTCGCGCCTCTGACCCCGGCTGACCGTGGGGTAATCTGATCAAGTCAGGTTGACACGGTCACCACGGGAGGAGTAGCGGCATGACGGACACGAGGAAGAACCCTCCCCGGGACGGCCGACCGACCTGCACCGCGAAGAAGCGGAGCACCGGCACCCGTTGCCAGAACACCCCTCCGCGCAACTTCACCGTCTGCCGGCTGCACGGCGGCGCGTCACCGGCGGCCAAGAACAAGGCCGCCGAGCGCGAGCTGGAAGAGAAGGCCCGCAACGCCGTGGCCAAGCTCAACATCGTCCCCGTGGGCGACCCGCTCACCGCGTTGAGTCAGCTGGCCGGCGAAGCCGTAGCGTGGAAGGACTTCCTGTACGAGAAGGTCGCCGAGCTGAAGGGCACCCACCGGTATCAGAGCGACATCGGTACCGAGCAGCTGCGCGCCGAACTCGTCCTCTACGAGCGCGCCCTGGACCGGTGCGTCGCCACCCTCGGCGTGATCGCCAAGCTGAACATCGACGAGCGGCTGGCCGCCATCGAAGAGCGTCAGGCCAAGATGATCGAAGAGGGCCTGTTCGCCGCGTTCGAAGAGGCCGGACTCACCATGAAGGACGCCGACACCAAGGAGCGCATCGCCCGCAGCTTCAGCCGCCACCTGTCGCTCGTGGGCTGACCGCGTGCCGCTCGCCGCCCTCGCCGATCGCATCCTGGACCGGAGCCGCCAGCGCATCCGGCCCGCGTTCCTGGCGCTGATCACCGACTGGCGCGAGTCCGACTGTCGCGACCCCGCCAAGTTCCCGACCCCCGGCCTGGCGCCCAACTGGCGTGGCCCCGACCGTGCGTGCCACATCCACGGGGAGGACTGCCACCGCTGTCACTCGTGCTCGGCGTGCCGGCCCGAGCAGCGCGAGCCCTACGGCGACTGGGACGACTGGCTGTTCCTCGCCGGCCGTGGCTGCGGCAAGACCCGCTCCGCCGCCGAACTCGCGGCCGAGAAGCTCGCCACCGAATCCCGCTGGCGAGTGTGCATCCTGGCGCCCACCTACGCCGACGCCCGCGATACTTGCGTGGAGGGCGAGTCCGGCCTGCTGGCCGTGTTCGACCGGTGGGGTTGGGTCGAGGGGCCGAAGCGCTCCGGGGGTGACTACACGTGGAACCGCTCGCTGGGTGAGATCAAGATCCACTCGACCGGTTCGCGTGCCAAGCTGTTCAGCGCCGAGAAGCCCGCCCGCCTGCGTGGCCCGCAGCACCACTTCGCGTGGGTCGAGGAACTCGCACAGGTTGCCCGCGACGCCCCCGACGCGTGGGACATGATGAAGTTCGGCCTGCGCCTCGGCCGGCACCCGCAGTGCGTGGCCACCACCACGCCCCTCCCGCTGCACCTGATCAAGGAACTCCTTGTCGACCCCCGGTGCATCACCAGCCGGGGCACTACCGACGACAACGCGGCCAACCTGCCCACTGTCACCCTGCGGGCACTGCACAAGAAGTACGACGGCACCCGGCTCGGCCGCCAGGAACTCGGCGGAGACCTCCTCGACGACATCCCCGGCGCCCTGTGGAAGCGGTCCTGGCTCGACCTCGAGCGCGTCCCGTTGCCCGAAGCCCTCGAGATCCCGGTGGAGATCCCGGACGGCGCCGACCCGGACGAGGCCGACCGCATCCGGCACACCGCCCGCGTCTACCTGGCGCTCGCCATTCACGGCATCCAGCTGGTCAAGATCGTGATCGGCATTGACCCCGCCGTCACGTCCGGCGAAGACGCCGACGAAACCGGCCTGATCGTGGTGGGCCTGGCCACCGACGGGCAGATGTACGTCCTCGAAGACGCCTCCCTGCGAGAGTCGCCGGCCACTGTCATGGATACGGTCATCGAGACCTACGACCGGTGGGGCGCCAACTCGGTCATCGTCGAAGTCAACAACGGTGGTGACTACATCCCCGGCATGCTCGACGCCCAGCTGGAGATCGCCGGCCGCCGGCCCGGCTCGATCGCCACCGACACGGTCCGCGCGAAGAAGGCCAAGCGGGTGCGTGCCGAGCCCGCGTCGGCCCTCTACGAGAAGCGCAACGTTCACCACGTCGGTGAGCACAAGATCCTCGAAGACCAGTTGTGCGTGTGGGAGGCGAGCAAGCCCGAGAGCCCCGACCGGCTCGACGCGCTCGTGTACGCCGTGCTCTACCTCGACGACCAGGGCAGCGGCACTGAGATCCTCTCGGCCCACGCCACCATCTCCCGGCATCAAGGCGGCCCGGCCCGCATGCAGATGCCCACCACGAGTGTGAGGTAGCCGTGCACATCAACAGCAGCAGTCAGCCCCTGCCGCCCCGGCCGACCGGCCAGCGGGTGCGCGCCATCGCGCTGCAGGTCGAATCGCTGGACGGTGGCCGGCTGCGCCTGAGCACGCCGCACGCGCGTGGCTGGGCCGCCGTGGTGGCGACACCCCACCAGTTCGCCCGCGCTGTCCAGGAGGCGTTTGTGGAGGTCTCCTGTGCCTCCTACGCGCTCGCCCGGGGCGCCGCCTACGACCTGGACTCGATGACCACTCACGTGGCCGGCGACCCGCTGGCAGCCAGCCAGCAGCGCCGCGTCCGCACCGGCCGGACGACGCGGATCAAGTCGCACCCGCCCGAGGCGTGGACCAAGTTCGAGGACGGGAAGTGGCGTTCACCGGCTGGCAGGGTGTATCGCCCGGACACCAAAGCCGTGCAGAACGTGATCAAGAGGCGGGAGGAAAAGGGCCTGCCCACATGATTGACTCCCCATGCTGTAGGGGGTACAGTGGTGCCGGAACACCCGAACCGGAAGGACCGCACATGCCAGCCCCCAACATCCACGTGCAGCTCCAACTCACCGGCGACAGCACGAGCAAGCGCCTGGTTATTAGAGAAGTGGCCAGCGGCATCACCATGCTGGAAGTCTCCATGGACCCGGAAGCGTTCATGGAGCTGATGTCCACAGCGATCACCGGGTCAGTGGACGGCATTCCCGCGTGGGTCGCCCCCGGCCTCGAGCGGATCGGTAAGCACGTCGGCCGCGCCACCATCGGACTGAAGACCACCTGGAGCGGCGCCCCCTCGGACCGCGACCGCGATCAGCTACTGAACTCCTGGGCAGGCATGGCCATGAAGCGGGTCCACGCCTACAGCTACCGCGTCAGCCAGCACAACAACAACGCCACGACGGTCATCTTCCAGGCGTGGCACGACACCCCTGAAGCGGCCGAAGCCTGGTCGCAGGAGGCCGGGTTCATCCTGGCCGAGCTGCGCGGAACCGCACCCGGCAGCAACCCGGCATGAGCACCGCCCGAGTGATCGCCGAACAGCTCGGGCACGTCGGGCCGCAGCACCTGCGCACGTACTCGCTGGGCGTCCGGCTCATCCACGCCGGCTTCGTCGAGCGGGAGCCTGTCGAGGGCCTGAAGGTCTACGAGCGCCACAGTGGGGTGTACTCCATCCAGGTGCGCCACGAAGCCGGCCGGGACCATGTCAGCGCGTGGCTGGCATTCCGGGGCGAGCAGGTCATGAAGTACCGGCCGTGGTCCGTGCCGCTGGCCGGCGAGAAGGAGGTGGTCGCCGAGGTGCTGTCGTTCCTCCGTACCGTCGGCGGCCTTGCCGTCAACCTAGGGGACTGAGCATGCCCAAGCGCCGCATCGACAACGACCGGACGCGCCGATACCCGCACCTGACGTTCGCTCTTCGAATGATCGAAAAGGCGCCGCCCATCGACAAGAAGCCCAAGAAGAAGGCCGGAAAGCACCGCAAGAAGAAGTAGAGCCACCCGGGCGCGCGAATGCCAACCGTAGCGCGCCCGGGTGTTCCATTTTATCAGGAGGAAACAATGGCGCAAGACAACCGCAAGAAGATGAGCGGTCTGATAAAAGCGGTCAAACGACAAGGCTGGGAGGTGACATTCCGGAACGGTCACTACCGCGTGAAAGCACCGGACGGCCAGCTGATATTCCTACCCTCCACGCCAAGTGACATCCGCTCCATCGATAATGCGAAGGCCATGCTGCGCCGACACGGCGGCCAGGTTTGACACCCCACTCAGTAGGGGGTAAGGTCACTCCTGCAACCCCACCCGGAAGGAACACCCGATGACCAGCCCCGACACACTCGGCCGCTACTCACGCGTCGAGGACAACCTGTACGCCCAGGCGCTCGCCATGGGCGACGCCGCCCGCGACTCCCTGCGGAAGAACGACCTGCCCGGCGCGGTCGCCCGGTATGAGGCGGCCTGCACGCGCCTGCTGGCCGCCCGTGAGCTGGCGCAGGCGAACGTCCACATGGCGGGCCAGCTCGCCGACCAGGCGTACCGCGAGGCGGCCGAGGCCGCGAAGGACTACCGGTGGCCGATCGACCGCCTGACCCGCGAGGAGTACACGCCCAGCCCGTGGCCCAAGTGGGCTGTCGCGACCACCGACGGCGGCAACGGCGACGCCCGCGTCAGCCTCGGGCAGTCCGCGCGCCAGGATGACCCCACGCCCATGCTGCTCACCGTCGAGGCCGAGGACGTGGACGGCAAGGGCAACTCGACCACCGCACAGGTCACCCTCCCGCAGCTGCGCGCCCTGCTCGCCCTGGCCGAGCGGATCGACGCCGGTCTGGCCATCCCGTACGACACGGCCGGCAACTTCCAGGTGCCGTGATGGACGCTGCGACCCTGGACCCGCAGGCGTGGCCGCTGGCCGACGCCGACCTGGAGCCGGCGGCGCTCGGCGACCGACTGGCGTACGAGACTCACCGCCTGGTCTGCGAGAAGCGAGAGCCGGTCGAGTGCGACGCCGGTTGCTACTACTGGACCGCTGGCCACCTGAACGAGTGGTTCCTGGCTGGAACCAGCGTGCCTGGCGAGATCGAGCTGGGCCTGAACGTGGAGTACCCCAACGTCCAGGACATGGACTGGACCGTTCACGAGCCCGAGGAGTCCGCATGAGCATGCAGACTGTCCCCAACTGCACGTGGACCGCCGTCGGTCATGGCCGCAGAGTGGAGGTCTACCAGAATTCCGGCGCGACGGTCACGGTTCCGGTGGCCGACCAGCTCGCCCTGCCGAACATCAGCCCGGCTCACTGGGAGGTTCGGCACGTCGACAGCATGCCCCTGGGGCGCGTCTACGTGGACCCGGAGAGCATGCCCGAGATGGTGTACGTGTCCCGCGACGTGGTCATCCAACTGTCCTCGGACGTGTACTCGGTGACCGGTGCCCGAGGTGCGTGGGAGCACCTGAGCGACCGGGACGTGTCCATGGCCCTGTCGCTCGCCGAGCTGGCCGTGCGGCGCTTGCGGGACGAACAGCTGCGCCGCGACCAGTTCGGCCGGTACGCCGCCCTGCCCGAGGTGCGGAAGGCTGACGACTGATGGCCGCGCACCGGCGACGCCCAGAGACCTACGGCCGGCATCGGCGCCAGCCGTACGCGCGCACCCGCCGGGCCGTGGTCGCCGTCTCCATCGCCGTGGCCGCCATCATGGGGCTGCAGGGGTAGCCATGGGCGTGGACGACGACAAGACGCCCGAGCAGATCCGCCAGGAGGCCCGCAGGCTGATTGCCGAGCGCGAGGCGGCACGCGAACGCGTCCGGCTCATCCGGCAGGCGCAGAAGCGACTACAGCGCCAGCGTGAGGCAGACGGCGAGAAGACCTGACTGACCCCCTTGACCCCGTAGACTCGGGGGTGCTATTATGGGATCTCACGGAACAACCGGAAGCGGAAGGACCAGCGCATGCCGAACGTCCCCCTGTGGCCCGACACGCTCATCCTGAACAGCACCCGGAAGGGCAAGTGGCAGGTGAACGTCCTGACGCGCGCCCCCGGCTGCGAGCACGTTGTCATGGGCAAGGGCCGCCACGAGAACCGCGACAAGGCCCGGCGCGACGCGCTGGACAGCCTCGCGCGGAAGGTGCGCGGCCACCGAAACCACAAGGCGAAGAAGTGACCGCCCGTTGGCCGGCTAGCGAAACGCTCGCCAACTACTCGGCGAGCAAGGATGAGTGGAGCGTTACCGCCATCACCGAACTGCCCTGCAAGCACCTCGTTTCGACGAAGCGCAAGGACCGCGACAAGGCCAAGGCTACCGCCGCCGCAAAGGCCGCCCTGCCCGGCAAGGTTCGCAGCCACGGACACCACTGGAAGAGGAAGTAGACCGTGTCATTCAGCGTCAAGTCCACCAACCGACTCGGCATCGTCGAGTGGCAGGCCACCTGCAACGAAAAGAAATGCCCTTGGACGTTCCGGGACAAGTCAAAGACCCGGGCACGTGCCGAAGGTGTCAAGCACGACCGCAGCGTTCATGCCCCCGAGCGCAAGGCCGCCGCCGCCGCCAAGAAGGCGGCTAAGGCCGAGCGCAAGGCCGCCGTGAAGGCGAAGCGCGACGCCAAGAAGATCGCCACCCAGGAGGCCAAGGCCAAGCGCGACGCGCGTGCCGCCGCAGCCAAGGAGCGCAAGGCGGAGGCCGAGAAGAAGGTGGCGGAGTCCACCCCCGTGCGCAAGACGCCAGGGCTGCTCACCAAGGGCATCCCGAACGTGAAGGACGGCCAGAACATCAACGGCGTGGTGTACGACCGGCAGGGCAAGCCAGTACCCCGCTCCATCATCGACCGGCACCACCAGACCTGAGAGGCGACACCCATGCGGTACCCGTTTTGGCCGAACGTCCACTCCCACCTGGACGAGTCCGGCAAGGGCTGGAAGGCCACCCTGTCCACCGAGACCAAGTACGGCACCAAGGCCCAGGCCAGTGCCACCGGCTCCACCACGAAACAGGCACTTGAGAGGGCGCACACGAAGCTCACCAAGGCCCACGGCAAGGCACTGCGCGCCGATGAGAAGGCCATCACGAAGGCCCGGAACGCGGCACGTGCCAGGGCCAAGAAGCGGGGGCGGAGGTGACCGCCAAGTGGCCCAGTGTCGACGCCACCGAGCAGCAGGCCAGCGACGGCGACTGGATCATCACCTTGACCACCCGCACCGCCTACGGCGCGGTCATCTCCACCGAGGGTCGACACGCCAAGAAAGGCCAGGCCCAGGTCAACGCCCGCCGAGCCCTCAAGGCCGCCGTGAAGTCCCAAAACAAGGCCGACGAGAAGAAGGCCGCCAAGCGCCTCAAGGAGGGGAAGTGACCGCGCTCCGAGTGCGCCTGTCCGTCGACCTTCTGGTCGAGGAGATCGACGACCACGGCCATCAGGTCGCCGAGGCGGTCAACCGAGGGAAGACCAACGTGGCCCGGTTCGGCGACCAGGCAGACCTCGAGCAGTACCTGCCGGTCATGCTCGACCGGCTCAGCGACGAGATTTGCAACCTGGCCACCGTCCACCCGCGACGTGGCACCCCGGAGGAGCGCGCCTCCGCCGCCCGGCGCGGCCTGCTGCACAAGATCGCCGCCGCCCTTGACCTGCCCCCGCACCTACTCATCCGTGACCCGTACGAAGACCTCACCGACCCGGGCAAGCACTACCCGCTCCGGGCCAGCATCTGCCCCATCGACGGCCAGCCCCTCCGGGCCATGACCGCCCGCGCGAACGCCCCCAGCACCTATGAGCACACCGACGGCACCGCCCACGACGACCTGCTGAACACCATTCAGGAACCCCGAGAGGATCACCCGTGAACACCACCCGAGGCGCCGCCAGCGCCATCCTGCTCACCCTTACCCTGCTCGTCACCGGCTGCAGTCTGTTCCCCCAGGAGGGCGAAGTCAGGGAGGTGGAGCAGGAGTTCGACACCACCGAACTGACCGTGTACTGCGAGGGCGAAGACATCGACATCGACATCCCCCAGACCGACAAGTGGGAGGTGGGCGACGTGTACGGCTGCCAGCGCCGCCCCGAAGACAAGATCACCACCAGCTGATGATCGACCCAGCGTGCGTCCCCGGCCACCGACCGGGGACGCACCACCCCCAAGGGGACCACGTGAACGCCCACCGCCCCGAAGCCGCTGGCGTCACCCTCTGGCCTCGAGCCAAGCTCGACGGATCCGCAGCCCCCGTCACCTACCCGCAGGCCAACGGCTGGAAAGGCGCCAGCAACGACGCCCTCAGCATCTACGAAGGCGCCGACATCGTGGCCACCTGGGACGCCGGCACCTGGGACCACATCGAAATGAGTGACGCCCGCACCGACCCCGCCGACGACGCCCGACAGAACGACCAGCTCGCGAGCATCATCGCGACCCTGGCCGACGCCATCAACACGCAGCTTGCTCGCCCCATCGACAGCGCCACCCCGGGAGAGTGGCAGCGCGTCCACGGCGCCCTCATCGACGGCGCGGGCATGGCTCTCCAGGCCGTCGACAACATGTGACCACCCCGTACAGCCCGAACTAACCGGCAACACCCGATGAAGGGGTTACACCCGATGAGCAAGAAGGACCGCGAGTTCCAGCGCAAGGTGGCCAAGGGCTCCCGCATGCGCTACGACGAGATGATCGGGGAGGCCGTCGCCGAGCGGAAGGCGCAGGCCAAGGCCAAGAAGAAGCGCGCCGCCGAGGCCAAGGCCCTGCAGAAGGCCATCACCAAGAAGGTGAAGCAGGCGAAGAAGGAGGCGGCGCGGCTGAAGCGCCTGGCGCGGAAGAACAAGAAGTAACTCTGCGTATAGAAAAGTGCCGGTCTCCCACCGGCGGGAGACCGGCAAAACTAACGGAGAGTAAGAAATGCCCTCGAAAACGGACATTCCACCCGTGGACATCCACACCGAGTACGACGAAGAGGGGCGCGGAGAGCTGTCCGTCTACGCCGCCATCCAGCAGCCGGACGGCAATCACATCGGCGCCACGCCCGGTCAGGTGGCCGCCGCCCTCGCCCGCGTCGTCACCGGCCTGGCCGCCGCCATCGGCCCCGAGATGGCCGAACAGATGTCCATGCGCATCGTCGACCCCGACCAGCCGGCCGCCCAGCTGCACGGCTCGGCACCCGGCCTGACCGTCAGCATCCTGGACCAGTGGGCCGCCGACTACCGGGCCATCCACGGGGCAACTCGCCCGCTCTGGGTTGGCGTCGGCCGGCACCCGCAGACCGGTGCGCCCATGCAGGTCGACTACTACACGGCCCGAGCCCTCCTGACCCTGGCTGGTGCCCTGTGATCCGCGCCATCCTCTGGATTGCGGTCGTGGTGTCCGCCATTGGCCTGCTCGGCATCATCTTCGAGAACGACACACCCATCCGCCCTGAGCCTGGCACGAGCACCAGCGTTCCGGAGATCGGCCGCTACGCCAACTGCGAGGCAGCCACGGCGGCAGCCGGACCCGGCCCGCACCGCGAAGGCACCCTGGGCTACGACCCGTACCTGGACCGCAACATGAACAACATCAGCTGTGAGGACGCCGACCGATGACCACCCTCGAACTGCTGGCCTGGATCATCGGCTTCGGCAACCCGATCGCCGCCACCCTCCACGGGCCGGCGCTCGCCCGGTGGCTCGGCAACCACGGCCGTCGCCACCTGATCGAGCCCGCGCAGGGCACCGCCTGGGCCGTCCTGTTCCTCACCCAGTGCACGTTCCTGGCGTTCGGCATCATCAGCGCGCTGGGCGGCTTCCGCTGGGCACAGGGCCTCATGATCCCCGTAGCGGCCATCAACTTCGTGGTGTGGTGGAAGTACCGGCCCAGCGCCTCTACGCCCCTGCAGCGCTTCACGGCCGCCCTGAACGAGGCCAAGGCCAACGGCGTCATCCGCGTGCAGCGCATCCCCAAGGGTGCCGCCGAGGTGTACACCGACGACGGGAAGATGATCGGCTACGCCACCAACCTCCGCATCACCCCGCTGGACGCCGAGGGCAAGCCCATCGGCGACTCCTGGGCCGTCACCGGACGCGCCCAGGCCCTCGACGTGAAGAGCATGGCGACCACCGCCACGTTGACCATGAAGACCGACGACCTGCCTGAGCCGGTGCGGTCCTGGATGGCCGAGGAAGAGCCTCACGCAAGCGCCCACGACGCCGCCGTCGAGGCATTCAAGCAGGTGGACATCCACACCGACCGAGGTGGAATCCAGTACGCCAGCAGCGGCAGCGCGCTCGACACGCCGAAGATCGCACCGGGCGTCGTCCTGAAGGCCGGCGACCTCGACGACAACACTCCGGGTCTGGCCGACTTCCTGCGCAGCGACCAGTCCGCCCGCGACGCCGAGAACTACCGCGCCGACCTGAAGCGCTGGCGCACGCTGTACGAGAACGAGCCTGCCCGCGAGCAGTGCCCCAACCCGGTATACAGCCACGCCGAGTCCCCGCCCGAACAGTGCGCGGACGTGATCAACCACGAAGGGGAATGCAGCCCATGAGTAAGGCACGCCTGATCGGGATCTTCGACAACTCGCAGGGTGCAGGCGTCGCCGCCGAGTGCCCCGACTGCCCGCTGGTCGTCCGCGAGTCCACCGAGCGGCAGCTGAAGAAGGTCCTGACCGCGCACGGTCCGCGTGCCGGCCACGGCTGGACCAGCCTCAAGTTCAAGCGCTACCCGGGCGCGGCACGCTCGAAGTAGATTTGCGTCAGCGAACCACGTCCCTAGGGGGTTGACACCCCCTAGGGACGTGGGTAATGTTCTTCGTGTCAGGCCAGGCGCACCGGGAAGCCGGAAGCGAGGGTCACGGCACCGGATCTTGACAACTCCATGAACTGCTGGCCGGCTCCCCAGACTGGACCGGACGCGCTCCCCAGCTCGACCTGTGACCACCGGGAGTCGGCCAGCGCACGACGTGACGACCTCACCCCCTCGGAGATCACAGTCCAGGGACCATAAAGCGAGGCGTACGTGAGCCGGGAAAGAGGACGGACAGGTGGCAGGTGCTCGCGGCTACCAGGCGCCACGTCGTGCACAGAATCCCTACGGGGTGTGGACAGACTGGCCGCAATCGCAACGGAGCAGTGGCACATCGGTTTCGGCCTGCCACCCAGAGCGAGCGCGCGAAGCGGTGCACCTGTACGGGGGATCAATGCCGGCTCGTTACCGGCCCCAGGGCTGCGACTGGGTTATCAACGCTGCTAGCACGGCGGGAGAGACGGGCCGCGAACCTGCCCTCACCGCCGAGGGGCGCAGTGTATGCGCGCACCCCGGCCTCAGTAGCCAGGCTTCGCAACCCTGGTGACCAGGCAGGAGGTAGCCGAGTAGCGATCGGCTCGCCCCGACCTAAAGTTCCGGCAGACCATCGAACGCCTCGGCGTATCGGGTGGTCGGGCGCGGACGGACGCCCCAACCGACAGCGGGGCCGTGGCCAGCGGCGTGAGTGCGGCGCAGTGGGTGTCTGCGATACCACCACCCGCCTAGCTCGGCCAGCCCGAGGCGTCCCAGGAAGCCTGTCAGGGCCGAGTCGGATATCCCGCCGGGCAAAGGGACTCCGAGTCGCCAGCGGACTCAGCTGGCCCAGTAGGGCGCTGGGTAATCAAATGCCCTCACAAGCGCCCGAGGGTCAAACTTCGGGTGACCGAGTGACGGTCGAGGCCCGGCCGGCCGATGTCCTGCGGCACATCCGTGGGCAGCAGCCGGGCACCTAGATGTCCCACGGATTGCGCATCGGCACCGCTGTAGCCGCCGTGGCACACAAAGCGCCCCCAGGTGGAGCAGCGGAAAGAACCACCTGGGGGCCACATGGTGCGTTGGTCCAGTAGCACGGATTCCGCCCTCTCAAGGCGGAGACACGGGTGCAACCCCCGTACGCACTACGCCGGGCACGGACCGGCGGCGCCAGGGTCACGCCTGGCATCTCGGCGCCGTCCGTGCCCGCCTGTCAAACAACTGCCGGAAGCGAGGCCATGAGAAGTTCGGTAGACAGCTTTCTGCCGTGCCCGGCCAGCACGCGGACCCCGTTGAGCTGTCGCCTCAACCACGGCGACCATCACTGCACGATCAGACCCAAGGGCCACAAGGGGAAGCACTCCTGCCCCTGCGGCCACAAGTGGAAGTGACTCTCCCGCCCTACCTGTCGGGGCGGGGTGATCGACAAACGACAGGGGCAGGCCACGCTCCAACTTCCGGCGTCGGTGCGGACACGCCGGAAGACCGCCCGCACAGGTGGGCACGTGGTCAATGCGGGTACGCCAAGGGTGAGCGAGCCCCTGACGGGGTGGCATGCCGGTTCGAATCCGGTCCCGTGTGCCTAGGGGAAGGTGGGGGTTCGAATCCCTCCCCGGTGGGACTCACCAGGGTCTGCCGGGATGGTGTAACGGCAGCACTTCCCCGCCTACTTCCCCGGCTTCGGCCGGACCCGCAGGGTGGAAGCCTGCACGCCGCCCTCGGATGCCTGGCCGTGCCGAGGGCGGCCCCAGCTTCGCCCCCAAGACCTCGGGACGCCGAGCGAGGGGAAGTCGGTAGTCGAAGGCGGCATGCCGTCGATCGGCCTGGTTTGGCCACCGGGTCGCATCGGCGATCATGTAGCGCAAGGCACGATCCGGCCGAGACCACTCGCGTGGGCTCGCATCCAGGGCACGCCGAAACCGCCCAGCCGGGGCCGTGTACGCCGAGAGGCATCACACTCCCCGCCCAGCTGGGTAGGTCGGGTCCAGAGGTCCGAACCGGGGCGGTTGGATGCGCTCCTCAAACTTCCACTTGACCCCAGAGCGACGGGGGTGTAGTGTTCTTCTTGTCAGCAGGGAACGACTTCCAGAAGGACCCGACACCATGAACGTCACCGCCCCCCGCTTCACCGAGTACGCCCGCACCACCACCGGCCGGGGCTACCACACCGTCAAGGCCGAGAAGACCTCCGACGGCTGGACCCTCACCTTGACGTACACGCCCCACACGGTCATCGCGCAGCCGCCCACCGGCGAGCAGCTCGCCGGCACCGACTGGGCCGAGTTCATGGCCGCCCAGTCCACCGCCGTCGCCAGCCGTCGCACCGGTCGCCGCTTCATCACCTACCCGGACGGGAAGGCCGTGGAGGTCCGCCCGAGCGTCGTGGCCAGCGATCTGGCGCGCGAACTGCTCGGCTCCGCCTGGACCGTGGTCGACTTGGGTCGTGGCTACCGGGTCGAGCTGTCCTGAGTCCCGACGATCGAGAGGATTACGTGGCCGAGAAGAAGCCCAAGGCCCCCCGCGTGGGCCAGTGCCCCAACTGCCGCAAGAGGAAGGCGCTGCTGAACCGCAACTCGCCACACCCGTATATGGGTCCGCACACGTGGAAGCCGCCGCAGGGTGGCCGGGTGCCCTGCCCGGGTGGAGGTCGCAAGCCAGTGGACGGCACCGCCCGGTAGATACCCACTAACCTGAGAGGACATCCGAATGCCCTTGAGTTCCAGGAGCAAGCGCAAGATCGCCGGATGGGTGGCCGGCGTGCTGGCGGCAGGGTTCATTGCCCTGGGCGCCAGCGACGATGACGACGATGACGACGACCGGGACACCCGGCCTGGCGTCGTGTACGAGCAGGACGAAGACGACGACTGAAACTCACCCTGTACCCCCTGTTGACACCCACGTCGGCAGGGGGTACAGTAGTTCTCACAGCAGGAACAACTCAACAGAGGAGAACCGAATGCGACCGATGATCAGCTACGGCGACGACAGCATCCGCGCCCGCTACATCGTGATGACCCGCAGCCAGGGCGGACAGACCACCCACCAGGTGTTCGACACCAAGACTGGCCAGGGAGTCGGCAAGAACTACAAGACGAAGGCCGACGCCGACAAGAAGGCAGCGAAGCTGAACGGCTGACCACCACCGAAGCCCACCGAAGCCCCCCGGAATCCCCCCGGGGGGCTTCGGTGTGTCCCGGGGTTGACACCACCAGTCGCAGGGGGTACAGTAGTGACATCAGCAGGAACAACCCCCCGAGGGAAGGACCCAAAATGACCGATTTCACCGTCAAGTACGCCAAGGGCAAGAACCACATCGCCGGACTGGACGAGGTCGTCACCACCGGCCCCGACTCGCTCAACTACGCGAAGTCGGCCTGCGCCGCCCTCTCGAAGTCCAACTTCTGGTGCAACGGCCGCAGCTCCGCGACGCTGGCCGTGGTCCTCGAGTCGGCCCGCGTGCACGGCGGTGGCAAAGGTGTGTGCCTGAAGTGCGAGCGCTCCGCCCTGGCCCAGCTGGCCGCCCAGAAGGGCTGCCCCAACCCGTGGCACGCCAGCGCCCCCGGTCGCATGTCGATGGACTGCCCCGAGTGCCCGAAGCGCCAGGGTTGATGGAAGCCAAGAGGGACCGTCTCGCCTCTCAGATGCGCGAGGCGGTCACCGCAGGCGAGTGGACCGCCGTAGGACCGTCCACCATCCGCTGGTCGCTCAGCGGCCGTCCCACGCCCGACTGGGTGACCTCTCGGCAGTGGCCGGCACCCACGTTCGACGCGCACGTGTTCCTGACGCTGATCGGCAGTACGGTCGTCTTGTCCGTGGACCGGGTGCCGTGGGTGGAGCGGCGCGACGTGAACGTCTCCATGGCCAGGGCGTTCGAGGTGTTGGCGAATCCCGCCGAACTTCTGGCTTGACACCCCATGGCGTGGGGGGTACAGTTCTTCATATCAGCAGGAACGACCTCCGGGAAGGACCCCCAGATGATCACCATCACCGCCCGCGACATGCTCACCGCCCAGGCCGCTCAGCTCACCGCCGAAGAGCGTGCTGAGCTGGTCGAGCGGTGCGAGCGTCAGCGCCGGATCATCACCGCCGCCACCGGCTACGTCTGCACCGACAAGCAGTCGATCCTCGTCAACGTCCACACGGCCGAAGGTGCCCGGATCGGCTACCTGACCTACTGGCTCTGACCAACCGGGCCGTCCCGCCGAGGTGGTGGGACGGCCCTCGACCCGATACGGAACCCTGCACCCCATGATCCGCAAGAAGGGCAAGCCCCGCGACAACCGACCCGTGATCACCGTCCGCAAGGTCGGTGATCAGTTCCGGGCCAAGTGCCCGAAGCCCTGTGGCAAGCAGTTCGACGATGTGAAGAGCGAGAAGGCCCTGAGTGCCTGCGTGCAGCACGCCTACGGCACACACGGCTGGACCAAACACGAAGTGAAGTTCCACTGACCAGAGAGGCACACCCGATGTCTGCCGACACCGCCACCCGACCCGCCGAGCCCGGGGCGGGTGAGAAGCTGATCAACGGAGAGATCCATGTGTGGGACATCTTCGAGAACGCGTGGGTCACCCTCGAGTACTGGAAGTGGGTCAACGGTCGTGGCTGACACCCCGGAGCCCGAGCCCTGGCCCTTCGACTGGTCTCCACCGGCGCGCGGCTACGAAGGCCCGAGCCTGGCCCAGCTGACCCACTCTCTTAGTCAGCTGGGCGGCCGATACGCCGATCTGGCGCGTGTCGTCGAGGTCGGTATTTTCTCCGTCGTGGCACTGCTCGACGGCCTGGAAAAGATGGAAGTCGTGTGCGACGACCTGGAGTGCGTGTCCTCCGGTCGAGCCGTCCTGTGCGACATCCATGGCGAGGAGTACGACCGTGCCCACCGATGAGACCCGCGTGTGGTGCGCCGACTATGGACGGCTCATCCGCCTGAACGAGACCGTTGACCCCGAGAGTCGAGAGCCCCGGCTGGAAGTCATGGTGGATGACACCGAGACCGAGCTGGCCGTGGCCCTCGACCTCGACGGCGTACGAAACCTCCGTCTGGCGCTTCAGCAATACGAGAGGTCCCACCGATGAGCGATGAGCGCGCCTACGGCGCTCTGCACCCGCTGTGCCAGTCCGACGCCGCCCAGGCGTGGGAGTGCGCCCCCGGCGTGTTCGCCTGGCAGGTGGACCGCGACGTGGTCATCCAGGGCGATGACGGCGACGTTACGATCCCGGCCGACCGGCTCGCGCTTGTGGGCCGCGCCCTGCTGGCCGCACACGTGCAGAACGGGAGGAAGGCGTGAAGATGCTGGCGACCGTCGCGAAGTTCGTGGCGGTCGGCGTGCTCGCCGTGATCCTGGTGGGCCTGATCGCAGTGGCGGCCTTCGCGCTGCCGCTGCTGTTGGCCACCCTCCTGGGGTGATCGCATGTGCAAACGCGGCACCACCAACCGCAACTCGAGGGGGTCGAGCTACACGCGCAGGCGCCGCAGGGAATGGCTCGTCGAGGAGTTCGGCGACGGCGAGCACGTCGCCTGCTTCATCCAGCGCTCGCTGTACTGCCTGCTGGTGCTGGACGTGGACACGGTGAGCGCGGACCGGTTGGTGCTCGGCGCGGACGGCGGCAGCTACCGGCGCGGCAACATCCAGCCCGCGTGTGGTCCCTGCCAGTCTAAGCAGGGTGGCGAGATCGGCGCCGCCCGCCGCACCGCGAACCGGCTGTTGACAGCCTGAGACTGTAGGGGGTACAGTACTTCACATAGCAGGAACAACTCCACAGAGAGAAGGACCCCATGCAGGACATCCAGACTGCGCGCACCAACCTCGTCGCCCTCCTGGACGTGTACCGGAAGGTCCAGCAGCCGATCAGCTTCGGCTACTTCGAGTACGGCGACGACGCCGGCCGGATGCTGATCAACGTGGGCATGATGATTTGCCACGGCATGCCAGCCCGGTACCTCAACCAGGTGCCGACCACGGTCCTGAACGGTGCGAAGGTGTGGGAGATGCTGAACGCCGGACAGACCACCGAGCAGGTTGTAGACGCCGCGCTCGCCCAGTTCCCCAGCTGGACCTCCGCCTGAACCGAATGCCTCGCCCTCACCGGCGGGGCATTCGTCGTTTGACACCCATTGTCGTAGGGGGTACAGTCCCTCATGTCAGCAGGGAACGACCCCGGAAGGACCCGACATGATTGCTCGACTTCGCCAGTGGACCAATGACCTGCGATGCGCCGTCGCGTGGGCGTTCGCGGCCGTCCTGAATCTGACCGCCGTGTTCATCGGTCACGGCGACTGGATCAACCTCGCCTTAGCCGCCGTCGTGGGCGCCTTGGCCGCACACAGCTACCGCCGACACGTGCGCGACCAGGAAGACCGCCAGGCCACGCTGGGCCGGGGCGCGGACATCGACTGGTGGCGTAGTCACCTCGAGTCCGACAGCGTCTCGGAGCGCCAGGCGGCCGTCGAGCTGCTCACCTACTGGGGTGTGCCGGTGGCCGTCGATCCGCTCAAAGAGCCTACGCATGGACCCAGCTCGCCCAGCGGTGTCAGCTCGGCTCACCGGCGCCGAGACGCTGCCGGTGTCGATCCGGCCGAGGTGCAGCGCAAAGCCCACCAGATTGTCAACAGCGGCCGAGACCTGAAGGGCGTCATCCGCCTGCGGGAGAACCACGAGCAGCAGCCCCGCGCGAACAGCGCGCTGTGGATCGCCGCCTGCAAGATGCTCGAGGAGGCCGCCGCCGAGCAGGCTGGCTTCGAGCAGGACGTGGAGGAGTACGCCCTGCGGAACTTCAGCGGCAGTGTGTGCCTCACCCGTTCCGAGCCGGTCGGCCCGACGCCGCGCCAGCAGATGCTGGCCGAGCTGGAGCGGCAGGCCCGCGCTGTGCAGGCCGAGGCGCGAGCGCGCACGCCGCAGGTCGCAGGTCGAATCTCCCGCGACCTCCCCCGCTCTTATCTGATGTCTCAGAAGATCCACGACCGCAGGTAGACACCCCGTTAGACATGGGGTACTGTGACCTCAACACCGGGAACAACCCAGGAAGGACCCCCGATGAGTAACCCTCTTCACTACAACGGGCGCACGGTGCGCCTGCTCACCGTCAACCCGAAGCTCGCCCAGACCTGGCTCGACACCGTCAACACCCGAAACCGCACGATCAACCCTCGCCGTGTCGACGAGCACGCCCGAGCCATGATGGCCGGCGCGTGGGTGCTCAGCAACGACGCCATCACCTTCGACACCGACGGGAAGCTCCTCAACGGTCAGCACCGACTCTCCGCCGTCGTGAAGTCGAACACCAAGCAGGTGTTCGTGGTGGTCGAGGGTGCCGACCCCGAGGACCAGAACATCATGGACTCCGGGATGGCTCGCCGAGCCGGTCAGCAGCTGCACATCGCCGGCTGGAAGAACGGCAGCACCGTGGCCGCCATCGCTCGCGTGCTGCTCCGGTGGAACACCGGCTCGATGCTCACCGCCTACCGCCCGACCATCCAGGAGATCGCCATCTTTGCCGGCACCTGGCCCACCCGGCTCGAGGTGGCCACCGAGCACGCCATGCGCGTCTGCCGACGCATCGAGCTGAACCGGGCGCTGGTTGGCGCGCTCGCCTTCACCGCCTACGGTCTGGCCGCCAGCGAGCCCGAGCGCCTGACGGTCGAGCAGGTCGCCGAATTCTTCCAGCTCCTCGAGACCGGCGCCAACATGCCGGCCGATCACCCGGTTATGGTCCTGCGGGACCGCGCCACCCGCTACCGCCGGGAGCGCATCAAGCAGCCCGAGGCCGCCCAGCTCTACGACCTCGTGCGCACGTGGAACGCCTACCGCAAGGGCGAGCGCTACGGGAAGCTGCAGCAGCCGGCCAACGGCGTCATCACCCCCAAGCACCTCACGATGAACTGAGAGGCCGCCATGACCACCACGCAGGCCGACTTCTACACCGGCAGGGGCGACGCCGCCGTCTACCTGGGGACCTCGACGCACCTGGTCGAGGCCATCCACCCGCAGCTCTTCCAGAGCGTGACCGATGTCGAGTACACCGCCGTGGACTTCGGTCGCATCGTGCGCGCCATGGTCACCAGCAAGGAGTGGCCGCACAACTACGCCGACAGCACCGAGACGCCGTGGACCTACGCCTACGACACCGGCAGCGTGTACGTCTACCGATACGGCGTCGAGATGGTGGTGATCCGCTGCAACGCGTTCCGCTGGGTGAAGCTGCACGATGGCGTCGGACACGGCCGCGACTGGCGTCCGGTCAACAACTTCCCGACCATGAAGCAGGCCACGAGCGCATGAGCGACCCGACCGAGCGGAAGTTCTCCAGCAGCAACGAGGCCCTCGCCGCGCTGCTCGTTGGCACCGTGCTCGCCATGCTCGGACTCGGCGCCGCCCTGGCGCTGGGCTCGTGGGCGCTGGCCGGCATCTCGGTGGGCAGTTGGACCGCCCTCCTCGTGGCCATCGCCATCATCGGAATGGTGGTCGACAAGAAGCGGTAGCCAGCGCGACGCGCACATCCCCCGCAACCCCACCAGGTGCGGGGGATGTGCGCGTTACCATGGGCAGACCCGATCATCAGGAGGAGCACGTGGCCACACCACGCAGGCGCAGCCCGCGAGCGCGCACGGTCCGACAGGCTCTTGCCCAGCCGCCGCGTGCGGATGGTGGCCCGACGCTCATCACGCCAGCCGCCGCCGTGTCGATCGGCATGGCCGGGGTAGCCGAGAAGCTCGCCGCGTCGCCGGTTCCCATCCCGGTGTCGTTCCGAGGCGAGTGGTTCCCGGCGTCAGTGAAGCTCCCCGACCGCGATCAGCCGCTGCGCCTGGCCAAGGTGTTCGCCACCCGCGAGGGCCTCTATGTCTACATCCGCCCGCCCGCGCAGTCGGACCGACTCACCGGCGCCCACCCGGAGTGGTTCTCACCCATCCACTACGACAAGACGCCGCGACCGGCCGGTGGATACGCTGCCCGCCAGAAGGGGTTCCACGTGGTCACGGACGCGGGCACCGTCGTAGTACAGCCCCTTGGCGGCTGCGGCTGCAGTGCTGGCGCACTGAAGGCTTGGCGCCCCACGTGGGCCACCCGGAACGAGGCATGGGAGAGCACGCGATGATCACTGTTGCTGGTTGGGTGCTGGTGCTGCTCGCCGGCCTGGGCATCACGGCCGCCGGCCTGGGCGCCGTCAACTCCCTGGGCGTGCGCGCTCGAGGGGTGTTCGGCATGCTGGCCGCTGCGCTCGGCGCCGTGCTGGTCATCCTGGCACTCCTGCTGGCGGCTGGACCGTGACCCTGGAGTGGGTCACCAGCCCCCTGTGGCTGATCATCAACGTGCTGGCCGCCTACCGCCTGACGCGCCTGTGGGTGGCCGACATGCTGCCGCCCATGCCCGGCCTGCGGGACCTGATCCAAAACACTGCGCACCGCAACTGGGATGTGAAGGGCATCGAGCCGGACTCGGCCGACCCTGAGAAGGCGCGGAAGTGGATCGTGTACGGCGGCACGCCGCCGCTGGCCTACCTGGTGACCTGCGCGTGGTGCTCGGGCTACTGGATCTCGCTCGCCGTGTTCCTCGCCGCATCCCTCATCCCGACCACCGTCTGGTCGTTCCTGGTCGTCCCGCTGGCCTTCAGTGCCGTGGTGGGCCTCCTGCACCAGGCCACCGAGTAGAGGGAGCCGTACGTGCCCCAGAGCAAGCGCGAGACGTACGCCAACCGGCGCGTCATGGAGCGCGTCCGCGCCGTGGAGTCCGAGCGCGTGGCGTGGAGCGCACGCGCCATGCCGTCGGTACTGCGCGCCGCCGGTGCGCGCATCGAGCCCACCACCGCCGAGCGCCTGCGCGCCATGGCCGGCAACCGCCAGCAGTGGCAGACCCTCGCCTGGGGCTACCGGGACATGATCGGTGAACTTCGGTTCGCCCTGCAGTTCCGCGCCAAGGCCATCTCGAAGGTCAAGTTCTACATCGCCCAGGTGGACCCCAACGACCCCGAAGACGAGCCGATCGCCGTTGACCTGCGCAACGACGAGGACCCGGAGAAGGCCGCGCGCATCACCCTGCCGCCGGACCTGATCGAAGCGGCCGAGGCCGAGCTGGCACGCCTGCCGCTCGCGGACGGCTACGGCTTCCTCGGGGTGTGGTCGGAAAACTTCGACGTGGCCGGCGAGTGCTACCTGCACGGGTACACCGATCGCTACACCGGCAACGAGGTGTGGAAGATCCGCAGCGTGGACGACGTGGACATCTCGGGCCGCACCATGACCGTGAAGGATGAGCTGGGCCAGCCGCGACGCGTCGACCTCGACCAGGAAGAGCTGTACCGCCTGTGGGTGCCGCACCCCCGGCGCAGTCACCTGGCCGACTCGGCGCTCAACGCCCTGATGGACGTACTCGAGGACATCAGCCTGATCGGCCGGGAACTGCGCGCCGCCGCCCGCTCCCGCATCATGACCAACGGCGTCGTGCTGATCCCCGACGGCATGGTCCGGGTCCGCAACACGAAGAACGAGAGCGACAAGCCCGAAGACCAGGCCAGCCGGTTCATGACCGACTTCACCGGCGCCATGCTCGCCCCCATCTCGAACGAGGGCGACGCGGGCGCCGTCGTGCCCATGGTGCTCACCGGCCAGCGCGACGACCTGAAGGAGTTCCGGCACGTCAAGTTCGAGCGCGAGGACTCCCCCACCCTGCTGGCCAAGCTCGAGAAGGCCCTGGGGCGCCTGGCGTCCTCCCTCGACATCCCGCCCGAGATCCTCACCGGCATGGCCCAGGTCAACCACTGGACCGCCTGGCAGATCGACAACTCCACGTTCCGCCAGTTCCTCGAGCCGTCCATTCGGATGATGGTGGACTCCCTGACGGCCGCCATGCTGCGTGCCGCGCTCGCCGCCCAGGGATTCCCCCCGGACCAGGTGGCCCGTGTCCGCATCTGGTACACGGCCGGGCAGCTCACCGAGAACCCCAACCGTCGCCAGGACACCCTCGACGCCCTGGACCGCGCGCTCATCGGGCCGTCCGCCGGTCGAGAGGGTCTCGGCTTCAGCGACCAGGACGCGCCCTCCCCCGAGGAGATCCTGCAGTTGATCGCCGCCAAGCAGGGCATCGACCAGTCGGCCGCCCTGGCGATCCTGCAGTGGGCCGCCGAGCAGTCCGGCGCCGAACTGCCTCCGATGCCCGCCCCCGCTCAGCTGCCGGCCACCCGAACGCAGGTACCGGAGGCCGAGTCCGACCCGGCTGGCACCGGTGGTACCGGCACGCCGAGCACCGCGCCGCCCGCCGTGGCCGCCGGTGGCTCGATGATCGATATGGACGCGTTGGCCCGCTACGTAGCGAAGGAGAACGCGCAGAAGGCCGCCAACCTGGTGGCCGACCTCGACAGCTTCCTGGCGCAGGCACCGCCGGACGCCGGCTATCGACTCGACACCGAGGCCAGCCGGGCGCTCATGCAGGTGGACCGCGCACTGCGGGACGCCATTCTGCAGGCCGCCGACTCCGCTCTCACCCGGGCGCGCGAACGAGCCGGTTCCCGCCTGCGGGCCAAGGCCACCCGCGTGCCGTCCATCGCCGCGTCCCTGCGCGGCATGCCCGTGCAGGAGTGGCCGGCGAAGGTCGGGCGCACGCAGGCACTGCAGCTCGGCGCCGACACACCGTTCCTGCTCGCCGAGGCGTGGGAGGAGCTGTCCGAGAAGTTCGCCCGCTGGGTGCTGGCCGCCATCGAGCGCATCGTGCCCGGCGTGCTGAAGCTGGTGGGCTACAACCCGGACAGTCGGGAGGGCAGGGCCGCAGGCGAGCGCATGCACGCCGAAATGGCCAGCCGCATCGACTCCGCGTGGTCGCACCTGCAGGTCCGGCTCGAGGAGCTGGCGGACGCCGCCCTGTACCAGGACGTGGACGGGCTGCTGGACGACGGCCAGGGCGAGATGCCCGACGTTCAGATTCCGCCCTACCTGATCCGCACCGCGCTCGCCGAGATCGGAGGACTCCCCGAAGCGTCCGGTGGGCTCGACGAGTTCGGCCGCCCGGTCACCGGCGAAGCGATCAACGGCCTGCACAACGGCTCGGCCGTCGCGGACGTGCTCGAAGAGGCCGGCGTCATCACCGTTGGCTACCTGTGGGTGTACGGCATCACGCCGATGAAGCGGCAGTTCGAACCGCACCGCGACCTCGAGGGCGAGCGGTTCACCAACTGGTCGGACCCGAAGCTGCAGCCGTCGCCCGCCTACCAGTGGGTCGGGCCGTTCCACCGGCCGGGGGATCACCGGGGCTGCATGTGTGACTTCGTCGAGGGCTACGCCGTGCCCGAGTACGGCGAGCAGGTCCGCGAGCGCCTGGCCGTCCCGACCCGACCGACCCAGGACATCCTCGACCTGGCCGACATGGACGACGCCGCCGGACGCACCGGCACCACCGCGCAGGAGGTGCGCGACCAGTGGCGCACCATCCAGGCCCTGCAGTCCCGCTTCCTGAAGGAGGGCTGACCGATGACCACCACCGAGGTTCCCGGCTACGAGGGAAGCGTGGGGCCATTCTCCGGTCAGTACAGCGAGCCGCACGTGTACGCCCGAGACATCCACTCCGGTGCCGGCAACTGCGTGTGCGGGTCCGGCCTGTCTGATGCCGTCCATGTCGAGGCCGCCCCGGGCGTGCCCGTTCCCAGCGCGATGCGCACCCAGGAGGAGACCGTGACCGCTGCAGTCGAGACCGCCGAGGCACCCCCGGTCGAGATGCCCGAGGGCGCGCACCCCATCACGCTGCCCGTCATGGTGGTGGAGGGCCTCGAGACCAGCGACGGCCGGTTCATCAACCCGGGCGCCCTGTCCACGCGGGCACTCCCGCTGGGCCTGTACGCGCAGACCCGCTCGACCCACGGGGCCGAGGGTGACGCCGCCACGTGGCTGGTCGGTGCCATCACCGAGGCCACCCGGCACGACGGCCCCGAAGTCACCCAGCTGTCGACCGGCAAGCCGTTTCCCGAGGGCACCTACGTGTGGTCCGCCAAGGGCTGGATGTACGACGACGTGCCGGCCGCGCCGCAGAAGTCCGCCTACCAGCTGGTGAAGGACGGCGCGCTGCGCGGCAACAGCGTGGACCTGTCCGCCATGGAGGCCGAGTTCGAGTACGCCGAGGACGCGCAGCCCGGTGACCACCCGGACCGCATCGTGGTGCACGCCGCCGTGGTGGCGGCCACCACGCTGGTCGGTCAGCCCGCCTTCCAGGACGCCTACGTGGCGCTCGACGGCATGCCCGTGGCCGAGGCCGCCGAGGCTCTGACCGCCGGCGCACGGGTGCCCGCGTGGCGCTCCGCCGACATCGGCGACACCTGCTCGCCGTGCGTCACCGGCCAGACCGCCATCCTGGCGGCCATCGACGCCGAGCGCCTCAACGCCCTGGCCGACGGGGACCTGTTCGACGCCGACGAGACGCCCGGCGCACAGGACTACTCCACGTCCGGGATGGTCGCCCTCGTGCCGGCCAACCCGAACATCCTCACCGTCCCCGGTGGTGACCCTGCCGACGAGCTGCACATGACCCTGGCCTACCTGGGGGACGAGGTGGACCAGTGGGACGCGGACATGCTGGCCGCCGTGCACAGGATCGCCCGCGAGTTCACCGACGCCGAAGCGCAGTACGCCCGGCTCGCCGCCGAGGCCGCCGAGGACGGCTCGGCCATCCCGCAGTCGGACAGCTACCGCGCGCCCTTCCAGAAGGGTCCGGTCACTGCCACCGTCTTCTCGCACGCCGTGTTCAACCCCAACGGCGACAACGGCCGCGACCCGGCCACCGTCTACCTGTTCGACGGCCAGGGCGACCGGATGGACATCGAATACCAGCAGGGCAATCTCGCCAGCGAGCTGCGCAACGCGCTCGGTCAGGTCAACTTCCCCGAGCAGCACTCGCCGTTCATCCCGCACGTCACCGCTGGCTACGGCGTGCCGACTGAGCAGCTCACCTACACCGGCCCCATCGAGTTCGACCGCCTGCGCGTGGCCATCGGCGACAACGTCACCGACTACCCGCTGGGTGGCGGCCAGCCTGCCCTGGTGGCGTCGGCCGCGACCCTCCCGCCCGCCGAGTGGTTCACCGACCCGAAGCTGACCGAGCCCACGCCGCTCACCGTCACCGACGACGGCCGCGTGTTCGGCCACCTCGCCGAGTGGAACACCTGCCATGTCGGTTTCGCCGGCCAGTGCGTCACGCCCCCGCACTCGGCCAGTGGCTACGCCTACTTCATGGTGCACTCGGTGCGGGCGCGCGACGAGAGCGGCCAGGCCATCACGTTGCCGGTGGGCTACGGCACCATCGGCACCGGGCACGCCGACATCCGGGCCGGCGCGATGGCCGCCGCCGAGCACTACGACAACACCGGCACGGCCGCCTTCGAGATCGCCGTGGGTGAGGACGAACACGGCATCTGGTTCGCCGGCCGACTCATGCCCGGCCTGGACGAGGTGGCCGAGCACCGCGCACGGGGCACGGTGTTCTCGGGCGACTGGCGCACCGTTCGGGGGCAGCTGGAGATGCTGGCCGCCCTCGGGGTCAACACCCCTGGCTTCCCCGTTCCCCGTGCGCGCGTCGCATCCGGCCAGCCGCTGTCCATCGTGGCCGCCGGGGTCATCCACGCACCCGACTCGGAAGCACCCGCTGACGGCCCGCTCACGGGCACGCAGGCCCTCGGAGTGAGCGAAGAGGAGTTCCGCACGGTCATCGCGTGGATCAATGCGCAGCGCCTCACTGGCGAGCAGCAGGCCGCCATCACCGATCTGGGCGAGCTGCTGGGCGACGGCCCGACGGCCACCGAGCTGGCCGAGGCCGAGCTGGCGTACCTCCTCGAGGCCGATCACCCGTGGCTCGCCGAGGACGTGGATCTGTGCGACGACGAGGATGCTGCCGAGCACGACGCCGATCACCTGGGCGACAAGCTGACCATCACGGCCGCCGGGCGCAAGGTGCTACACCTGCCGTCGTACATCAAGCGCATCGCCAACCACCTGAAGAAGAAGGGGATGAGCCAGTCGCACGCCATCGCCAGCGCGGTGAACGCTGCCAAGAAGATGTGCGCCACCGGTGACCTGAACTTCCCGGGCGATCAGGACGTGAACCCCGGTAGCCGCGCGCAGGCGTGCGCCGCCGTGGCCCAGTGGACGAAGGATCGCCCCGGCGCACGCTGATCTCACCCCCCGCCGAGTCGCCGCCGCAGCTCCAGCTCGGCGGGGGTGAGATCGCCGAACATGCGCTCCATGTCCTTCCGGCTGGCCTTCCGCCTGCAGGCGCCCGGGTGGTCCGCGAACCTCTTGCACCAGGAGTTCCTCGAGCAGTGCAGTGACCCGCTCATCGGCCGCCTTCGTCGTCTCGCCGGTTGTTCCGTCGGGTCGCGGCCCTGGCCGCCAGTCGCTCGTTGGGGAAGGAGACCCCGACCAGGTGGGTGCTGCGGCTGTCCTTCACGCGGAAGTGGCCGGGCCGTCGGGGGTCGGGAACCGCGTGGTAGCGCAGTTTTCGCGCCTTCGGGGGCATCCGGGGTCCTTCCGTCGGTGGTTGTTCCGAGTATCATCCTACTGCCCTTGGCACCCATCAAGCAAGGGGGTACGGTGACCCCATGACGAAGACTCTCCACGGTGGACCGCTGGCCGGGCAGGTCGTCACCATCTCCCCGACCGTCGGTGGCGGCATGCCGAAGGACATCTACCCGCACGCCCCACTGCCGCCTGATCACGGGGATGAGCCCGGCCCCCGCCACGCCTACCGATACTGCGCCGATGGCGAGTATCACCACGGCTACTTCTGCCGCTGCCTCCGTCCGGTTGACACCCCCACGTCGTAGGGGGTACAGTCGTCCTCACAGGGAACAACGAGAGCGAAGGACCCGCGATGATCTACCGAGCATTCAAGCCCAGCAAGAGCGAAGCCGCCGAGGCGATGGGTGTTGAGGTACGCGTCTGGGCTCGGGAGCATGGCCGCACCGAGATCACCAAGACTCTCGTCGAAGAGCGCATCTCCGAGCTGATCGGCCGCTTCGAGCACGGCAATCGCAGCTACCAGACCGAGTGCGCCACCGTCGCCAGCGTTCGCACCACGCTGCGCGCCGCAAAGGCGGTCCCGCTGTGAGCTGGCGGGATCTCGGCTGGCACCTGTTCGGCCGCATCGTGCTCTTCGGATTCCTGACCCTGGGCGCGGTGGTCACGTCGTACATCGCCCAGGAGAACGACCCCAACCGTCCATGCCAATACGTCGGCATCCCCTGCGAGAATGCGAGCACCCGATGACCCTCGAACTGGGCCGCCTCTTCCGTGTCGGCCAGCAGATCAGTCAGGTGGTTCCGTCCGGCCTCCTGGACAGGCACGTTCACCGCGTGGTCGTGGGCGTCCACGCGGATCGAGTGGACGTGACCACCCACGGCCAGGCGGGCCTCGGAACCATCTCGTTCACGAACGACGCTCACGCCGCCTTCGATGTCGCGGACCTGCTGCCGCCGCGCGTGGGCGTCATCTCCCGGCGGCCCTGGCCACGCACCACTCGAGCCCTGCGCTATCAGGTGTCGATGATCCTCGAATCCCAGGTGCTCGATGGTGCCTGGTGCACCAGTACCGATTCGGACAACCAGCCGGCGAAGGTCGTGCACGTGTTCGTGCCGAAGTGGTCCGCGCCGCTGCCGCATGTGCTGGATCTCCTTCACTGCTACTTCCCCTACGAGGGCGCGAAGATCGACTACGCGAGCGTCGTGCACGGGGACATCAGCCGGATCATCACCGTCACCCGGACCGAGGAGCCCGCCGAATGAAGATCCCATCGAACGCCTGTAAGCCCTGCGAGGCATGCCAGGCGCCCATCCTGTTCGCGATCACCGGCTACGTGACCAAGCGCGACCGCGACCCGGCTACGGGAAGGGCCACCCGCGAGCCGAAGTGGATGCCGGTCGACCCAACACCCACCCCCGATGGCAACGTGGTGATCAGCCTCGACAAGGGCGCTTGGCTGGCCGCCGTGCCGAGGCGTGGCCAGCTCGCCGGCATGAAGGCTGCCGGCGTCGAGACGCACGCCAGTCACATGCAGACGTGCCCCGACCGCGAGCGGTTCGCCCGCACGCACCGTGGACGCCAGAGGCAGCAGGGATGATCACCGACGCCGAGCGAGACGAACTGCGGCAGCGTGCTCGCGCGCAGCTACGAAGCCTCAGTCCATTGGGCCGTGAGGACATCGTCACGCAGGCACTGGTGGTGAAGCTCGCCGCCGAGCGCTCCCTGTCGGTGCAGTACCGTCGTACCGTCTCCCAGTTGATCAGCGACGCGGCCCCCTCGTATGCGCGAGAGCTGCGCCGACTGAACAGCCTGATTACCACACTGCTCCGCTGAGGTATCCGTTTTGAAGCTGCTCGTTCGAGCCATCGCGCTCGTTCTCGCTACCGCCACCTTCCTCGCCATCGGCTACGGCTGGGCGCAGGGAATCGCCACTCCGTAGACTCGCTACCCGCAGCCCCCGACTTGCACCAGGTGCGCAAGTCGGGGGCTGTCCACGTGTCCGGCCTCTTAAGCTCGCCGCAACGGAGAGACACCGGACGCCGGCCCAGCCGAGCATGCCCGGCAGGAACGGCCCAGCCGCGCCCCCTCCGACCGAAACGAGAGAGGGAACGAGCATGACCGCGAAGTTTGACGCGGGCATCCTGGGCCGGCTCGCCGAGGCCACTGCCGATGAGCTGGCGAATGCACTCGCCGCCATCCGCGAGGACTTCAGCGCCGTCCGCGACCAGCCCGCCACCCAGGAGTCCCGCGACGCCATCACCGCGCTGCGCGACGCCGCCGTGGCCATCAAGGGTCAGCAGGACAAGCTCGCCGCCGTGGGTGCTGACTTCAGCTCCTCGGTCAGCGAGCTGGACGCCATCTTCAGCGAGGGCGACGAGACCGGCGCCACCGAGAGCGACGCCACCGCCGTTCAGGAAGCCGTCGAGGCCCAGCACGGCACCGGCGACGCCGAGGCGCTCGCCAACCAGAAGCCCGAGGACGAGGGCGACGACGACGCCACCGACGACGGCGACGAGAACGAGGGCGACGGCGACGCCGACGGCCAGGAAGGCAAGGACGCCGTGACCGCATCCGCTGGCCGCCGCAAGCTGGGTGGCGTTCAGAAGCCGCAGGGCGCCGGCCGCAAGCTCCCCCAGGTGGCGTTCAACGCGACCGCCAGCGCGGGCCTGAGCAAGTTCTCCCCCGGCGCGAAGCTCACCCGCAGCCAGCTGTGGGACGCCTTCGCCGAGAAGCTCCGCGCAGTCGGTGCCGTCCGGCAGAACGGCTACGAGCGGTACACCGTCGCCACCGTGCGCGGCGAGTACCCGGAGGCCCGCCAGCTCACCGCCAGTGCCGACGCCGAGACCAACATGCGTCTCGTCGAGGCCGTGGTGGATGAGGCCCGCTCGGTGCACGCCACCCGGAACGGCTTCGACGAGGCCGGCGCGGCTCTCACGGCCGCAGGCTTCTGCGCGCCGCTCGAGAACCTGTACGACATTCGCACGATCGGCGACACCGACCGCCCAGTTCGGGACGCGCTCGTCCGGTTCGCCGCCGACCGTGGCGGCATCCAGTTCCGCCCGGCGCTCGACGGCGTCACCCAGACCGGCGGTATCGGCTTCTGGGACAACGAGGACGACGAGGCCGACCCGATCGTCCCGAAGACGTGCGTTGAGATCGACTGCCCCGGCGTGCTCACCGCCGAGGTGGAGGCCATCTACCAGTGCCTCACGTTCTCGAACATGTCCACCCGGTTCGACCCGGAGTTCATGGACTCGGTCATCCGCGCGCAGGCCATCGCGCACGCGCGCATCGCCGAGAACCGACTGCTGACTCTCCTCACCGAGGCGTCGAAGGACATCTTCAGCACGCAGCTGTTGGGCGCCACCCGCGACATCCTCGTGGTGATGGACAAGGTCATCGCCTACTACCGGAACGTGCACCGCCTGGCGAACGAGACGCCGCTGCGGTGGATCGCCCCGATGTGGGCGCGCTACCTGATGCGCGCGGACATCACCCGCCAGATGGTGGGCGACGGCCTGCAGTCGCTGGCCACCACGGACGCCGCGATCGACTCGTGGTTCCGCGAGCGCAACGTCAACCCGACGTGGCACCTGGACGGCATCGACCCGGCCGACCTGACCGTGCCCGAGCCGGACGTGGTCGTGCCGGCGCAGTTCTACACGCTGCTCACCGACGGCGCCCCGGTGCCGCCGTTCCCCAACGCCCTGTCGACCCTGCTGTTCGCCGAGGGCGATTGGCTGCACCTGGACGGCGGCACGCTCGACCTGGGCGTGGTTCGGGACTCGACGCTCAACGGGCAGAACCGCTTCCAGACGTTCAGCGAGTCCTTCGAGTTCCCGGCGTTCCGGGGCATCGAGTCGCTGCACGTGGTCATCCCGGCCGAGCCGACCGGCGCCAGCGCCGCGACGGTTACCGTTTCGGCTGCCGCAGCGTGACCGGCACCCGATCCGCCCTCGGTAGCTGCGAGGGCGGATCGGGGCTCCATTCCGACAAGGAGGAGAGGAAGGGCTGATGTTCGAGCCCGTACAGCCGGTCCCTGCCAGTCCACCCAGCACGGGCGGTCTGATCCGCTCGGCACAGGTGGTCAACAACCCCGGCGAGCGCTGGGAACAGGGCTTCGCGTGGCGCCCCGAGCGCTGTCCGACGGCCCGTGGTTTCGATCCCTGCGGGGAGGACTTCGAAGACCCGGCAGTGGGTGCCGGCTCCACCGGTCTCGCCTACTACCGCCCCACCGCGTTGAGGGTGGAGGACGTGTGCTCGACCCGGCGACTCGACGGCGACGACGCCCGAGTCCGTCGGCAGGCCCTGGCGGTCACCTCGTTCATGGTGGCCCGCGAGCTGCTCACCGGCGCCATGTCCGACGCCAACCCCTACGAGACGCCGGAATCCGCTGGCGTCGCGGACCAGGTGAACGCTCGATTGGCCGCACCCGATACGCAGGTGGAGATCGGCACGTTTGACCCGCTGCACGGTCTGGGTGTGCTCGAGGAGCTGGCGCGTCAGGACTCCCTGGGCATGGACGTGTTCATCCACGTTCCGATCTCGGTCATGCCGCTGATCGATGCCGCGCTGACGCGGGAAGGTCAGCTGCTGCGCACCAAGACCGGCGCCCTGGTGGTGGCCGATGCCGGGTACAGCAACCTCGGGCCGGACGGCAACCCTGCCGTTGGCGGAGTGTGGGCGTACGCCACCGGGCCGGTGCAGGTCCGGCTCTCCGACGTGAGCACATACCGGGTAGTGGACCACCTGACGAACGAGGTCACGTGGACAGCTGACCGGCTCTTCGCCGCCACCTTCGATCCCTGCAACGTCCACGCGCTGGTACTCGCTGTACCGGCGTCCGCCTAGAACGAGGAGGCACGAAGAAGTGGCCTACGATGGCGCTGGGAGCCTCTTTGCTCTTGGCATGCGACTGACCAAGCTGGACGACACCGGGGCTCCCCTGGTGGGTCTGGCCAGCTCCTACACGACCGAAGCGCTGGTGACCGCCGGACTCGGTCTCGAGTATGAGGACGGCGACGAGATCATCCAGCGTGCTGGCTCCGGGCGCATCTGCCTGAGTTACCGCGCGCCGGACAGCCTCACTCGGGGCTCGATCTCCGATCTGTCCATCTGCTCGCCGGACCCCAACGTGCTGCAGTTCCTGATCGGTGGCGACGTGATCGGCACCGGCGGCAGCGGCACGGCCGAAGTCCAGACCGTCACCATCACCGGCACGCCCACCGGCGGTACATTCACGCTCACCTACGACGGCGAGACCACGGCGGCCATCGACTTCGACGCCGCCAGCGCCGACGTGCAGGCTGCGCTCGAGGCCCTGGCCGGCGTCGAGCCCGGCGACGTGACCGTCACCGGCGCGGCAGGTGGCCCGTACACGGCCACCTTCACGGCCGCCGAGGGCAACGTGCCGCAGATGACCGGCAACGGCGACAACCTGACCGGTGGTGTCGATCCGGCCGTTACCGTCACCACCCCCACGCCCGGCGACAACCTGACGGACCTGGGTTACCGGGCGCCCCAGGTGGGTGTCGAGCCCAACCCCAACGGCATCTCGATCGAGCTGTGGAGCCGGGCAGTGGACGACGGCGCCTTCGCGTCGAACCTGCCCTACTTCCACTGGGTGGTGCCGCGCGCCTACGTCCGCCCATCGGACGCCTGGACACTGTCGGGTGAAGACCCGCTGCTGCCCGGCTTCGAAGGCTACTGCACGCAGAACAGCAACTGGGGCAGCGGCCCGGCGGATGACTGGCCCTACGCCAGCGACCGCGTCTGGCAGTTCGCCCGGGTGCCGTCGATCCCGGACCTGTCGCAGGGTTTCGTGGCCGTCGCGTAACCGGGAACCCAAGGCCGCCCGTGGTCCGGGTGGATGGGTGGGCCGCTCCCCGCTACGCCTGTGCGGGGAGCGGCCTCTCACACGAGGAGATTTCGATGGCTGGCTATTCGCCCGACGGTAAGAACCTGGCACTTGGCGCGTTCACGACCGCTGCCCGATGGCTCACCCTGCACTCCGCCGACCCCGGCACCACCGGCGCCAGCGAGATGGCCGGCACCGGTGCGGCACGAGCCCAAACCACCTGGGGGGTACCGGACGGCGACAGCATGACCGGCAGTGCCGTCGACATCGGAGTACCCGCTGGCGGCCCCTACACCCACTGGGGCCTGTACACCACTGGTCCAGCCGTCGGAGGCGGGTCGTACATCACTGGTGGCGCGCTGGACGCGCCAGAGTCCTACGGCGCCCCCGGCATTTACACGCTCACTCCAACCCTGACGGCCTGACCACATGTCGGCCCGGTTCGATCCCGCGAGCGACAGGGCATCGGTGACCGGTGCCCTACCCGACCCTGCCGTCGGATTCTCCCTGACCGCCTGGATACGACCACTCGTAGACCCGAACGACTTCTGGACCATGGTCCGCCTGTCCGCCAGCGGGGGAGCATCCACAAGCGCATCGCTGGGCACAACCGCAACCGGAACCTCCCTGGCCTACATCTCGCCGGGCGGGGTGATCGCTTCGGGCCACACTCTCGTGCCCGGCCAGTGGTCCCGCGTGGGGTTGCGCGCCACCGGCGGCACCGGCACGGCGCTCGGCTCCTTCCCGGGCGGGGTGATCAGCCAGGCATCCGGCCCGGCGTCCGGCGCTGTGCCCACCATGCTGACCGTAGGGGGGCGATCCCCGGCCGACCCGGACGAGTCCTACCCGCTGGACATCGCACACCTACGCCTGTTCTCGGCTGTTCTCACGGATGCCGAGTTCGAGGCGGAGTGGGATTCTCCGGTTCCGCTCCACGCATCGGCGGGCGCTTGGCCGCTGATGTTCGGTGGCGACCTGGCCGACGTGTCCGGCAACGGCCTACACCTGACGGCCGGCACGACGGCCACCAGCACCGACAGCGGGCCTCCCCTGTCCAGCGGCACGGCCAGCCTTTCACTCGGGGCCAGCGCGACGGGGTCCGCAACTCACGGCGGCACGGGGACATCGGCACTTACCCTGGGGTCGGCCGTTGACGGCCTCAAGGTCGCGACCTCCACCGGGGAAGTGGCCCCGCTGAACTTGGGTGCTACCGCCGAAGGTGCGCCCGGACCTGGAGGCTCGACCGTGGCACCCGTATCGGATGTGCTCTGCTCTTCATGGGCGGATCTTGGCGATGTCCCCCAGGCGACTCGGGACGAACTGGCCGCGCACGTACCGCCGGTTACCGACGCCGAGATCGAGGCCGCGCTGCTGCGCGCCAGCGAACTGCTGTGGGCTCTGTCCGGTCGCGTGTGGTACGGGGCCGGATGCGAAGAGGTCGCCACGCTGCGCTCCTCCCCGCCCGCCCCCGGCACCGGCACGTGGCCGTATCACGACTCCTGGCGCAACTGCCGGTGTTGGTCCTACGGCACCCGGATCGACGGCCGCCTGTTCCCTGGCCTCGCCTACCCGGGCCACCACGTGACCGCCCCCTTCGCCGTGAAGCTGCCGCGCTCCCCGGTGGTCACCGTCGAGTCGGTCGAGGTCGGGGGCGAGCCGTTCGCCGCGTGGCGCCTGCTCACCTCCGGGTGGATCGAGCGCACCGACGGCCGCCCGTGGCAGGTCTGCGACGGCGCCACCGAGATCACCTACACCTTCGGTGCCCCGCCCCCGGCTGGTGGCCGCGACGCCGCCGTGGAACTGGGCATCGAGCTGTTGAAGCACCGGCGGAAGCTGAAGGGCTGCCGCCTGCCGTCGCGCACCACGTCGATCACCCGTCAGGGCCTGTCGATGGAGATCATCGATCCCATGGAGTTCCTCGACAACGGGGGTACTGGCCTGCTCCTGGTGGACATGTGGCTGCGCTCGGTCAATCCTGACCGTTCCCCACAGGCCGCCGGGGTATGGTCACCTGACCTGCCCACCACGATCAGGATGTGAGCAACGATGCACGTAGACCCGAAGGCCCCCGGCGACTCGCCGTTCCACCCGTCCAACGTGGCCAGCCAGGATGAGACCCCCGACGCGACGTGGCAGCCGACCGCCGAGGAGTGGGAAGAGTTGCGCGCCACCCACATGACGAGGAGCGAGCGCGAGCACGACGAGGTCCCGCCCGAGGATGTCCAGCTGGATCACCTGGGGTTCCGGCGCGACATCCTCGTGGACTACCTGACCGACCGCGCCTCCAACCCGGATGTGGCCGCGCCGATCATCCTCGACTGGCACAGCGTCGCCCACCAGCTGCAGGTGTCCGAGGACGGCACTCAGGCCAGCTGGGAGCCGGTGGACCTCGAGAACGTGGCCGGCGAAGAGGTCACCGCCGACTCGGCCGATGACTACGAGAGCCGCACCGTGGCCGAGCTGACCGAGATCCTGAAGGGTCGCGAGCTGCCGCACTCCGGGGTGAAGGCCGAGCTGGTCGCCCGCCTACGGGAGGCTGACGCCGCCAAGGACGACACGGAGGACCAGTCCGAGACCGAGGACGACATGGATGCCGCCCTGGCCGCCCTGGACGCGGTGAAGGGCAGCAAGTGACCAGCCTGGGCAAGGGCCTCGCCATCACCGACGAGGCCGTGTTCCTGCTCGACGCGGTCACCGACCATTTCGCGGCTGCTGGCCGGGAGCTTCCCGAGCGGCAGTGCGTGGTGGCCGGCGATCCCCGCTCGTTCGCGTGGGACTGCGAGCAGCTCACCGTCTCCCTGCAGGGCATCGGCTGGGGTCCGGCCACCAGCGCCGCCGCCAACTCCCCGCGCACCGGCTCGCCGGCCAGCACCATGAGCGTGCGCCACGTGGTGCTGGCCGTCACTCTCGTGCGCTGCACTCCGACGCCCGACGAGGAGGGCGACCCGCCCGACGCCGCCGAGCTGGACGCCGCCGGCCGCCTGTTCATGCGGGACGCCGGACTGCTGTCTCAGGCCATCGTCACCTACGTCTCGAAGGCCGAGCAGCGCCTGAACCGGGTGGCCAGCATCGAAGCCGGCATCGTTGAACCCATCGGGCCGAACGCCACCCACCACGGACTCGAAGCGGTCCTGTCCATCACGGTCGGACACCTGGAGTAGTCGTGTTCCGATTCGATGCCACGAAGGTGAAGGTCACCCTGTACCCCGGGGAGCCGGACCTGTACGTGACCGACCCGAACGGCCCGGTCGTGCGCGACCTCGAGCGGCGCATGACCCGCGTCCAGTGGGAGGCACGCCGGCGTGTCCGCGTGCGTACCGGCACGCTGCTGTCGACCATCCGGAAGAAGGTGGGCTTCCGCAAGAGCTTCGCCTACGTGGACGTGCTCGCCGGCCAGAACCGGTTGCGCTACACCATGATCGAACACGACGGCTCACCGGCTCACCGGATCACCGCTCGCCGCCGCAAGTCCCTGCGGTTCGTCGTCGGTGGGCGAGTCGTGTTCCGCCGGTCCGTCTGGCATCCCGGCACCCAGGGCACCGAGTTCCTCACCCGAGCACTGCCCTACGCATCGAAGTAACCCATCCCGATCGGACCACAGGAGATCATGATGAAGTCGTTCGCCCCCCGAAGTCGCTCCAAGCCCATCGAACGCATCCCCTTCGAGTTCACCGTGATGCGCAACGAAGCGCCCGAGGTTCACCGCTTCCAGGCCCGCGCGGTCACCGACACGGCGAGCCTGGCCTACACGCTCAGCTCTACCCAGAAGCACCCCGAGCGGGCGCTGACGGGGATGCTGCGGCTGATCGGCAAGATGCTCGACAACAAGGACGGCACCCCGAGCGACTGGGAGCCGAAGGTGCTTCCCCTTCCGGCGGAGCGCCAGGCCGAGCTGGACGAGATGGACCCGATCGACGCCGACGAGTTGGCCGCGCTCGAGGCCGACGAACTTGATGACTCGCTCGAGCGCGACGAGAACGGCGAGATCATCCGCAAGTTCCGGGGGCCGGACGGCCAGCTGTACCCGCTCGCCGAGGCCGAGCGGTTCCTGAAGCCCGAGGCCGGATCGAGTCGCCGTCGCTGGCGCGCACTCATGGAGGAAGACGACGACGCCGAGGTGGACGGCGAAGCGCTCGGCAAGCTCTTCGAGTGGTTGGTGGGTCTGGCTGCGGGGCGCCCTACGCCGCCGTCGTCCTGATCTTCGGGGTGACGGAGTCTCCATCCGCTGGCGCCTATGTGCGCGGAAAGCTCGCACTTGCGGGCCTCGACTTGTCCGCCGACCTGGGCGTCTGGCTTGATGCTGTGTACGCGGTGTGGATCGACGCGCCGCACGAGATGCTCGAGAAGGCTCAGGCGACGATGGTCCGGCAGATCGCCCGCCTGCGACCGGAAGAGGCCCGCGAGACGTGGGGTCTTCGACCGGAACATCAGGCGATGGCCGGGAAGCTCGGCAAGGGCGCGCAGGGCGCGGCGCCCACGGTCGGGCCGGCGTCGTCCAGCCAGACGGAGATCGACCGTTGGGTGGCCACCCAGGGGCGACGGTTGCGGAAGTAGGGGCGCATGGCGAAGGTGATCGGGACGGCGGCCATCCGGCTGCGCACCGACGCGCGTGGGCTCGCCGCCGAGATCACCGGCACCCTGACCGCTGCCCTGCGGGAGGCCACCCGCAGCATCAGCGCTGAGCCCACGCGGGCTGTGCGCGACGACGCCGACAACACCTCGAAGCACGTGCGTCGCGTCCTCGGTCAGCTGCAGTCGGTGGTGGGCGGCGCGGCGCGTGGTTTCGCCTCGATGGTCACTTCCGGGCTGCGCCTGGCGCTGATTGGCACCGCCGCCGGGGTCGCGCTGGCTGGCGTGTCCGCCTTGTTCACCGGCATGGTGGGGCTGGTCGGCGTCCTCGGGCAGGCCGCCGGGGTGGCCGGTCTGCTCCCTGCCGCCCTGGCCGCTGGCGCAGCCATATCCGCAACTCTGAAGATCGGTCTGTCCGGGGTCTCCGACGCCATGGGCGCGCTCGGCGAAGACACCGCGACCTTCAACGCCTCCATCGAGAAGTTGGCGCCCAACGCGCAGGCGTTCATGCGCGCCCTGCGGGAGGTCGCCCCCGCCTTCAACGACATGAAGCTGGGGGTACAGCAGCGCCTCTTCGAGGGCCTGTCGGGCAGCGTGCAGGGGCTGGCGGATACGTATCTGCCGCTCGCCAGCCGCATGTTCGAGAGCATCGCCGGATCGCTTAACGGGGCCGCCCAGGAGGCAGTGGCCTTCGCTCAGTCGGGTGACACGGTGGGTCGCGTCGATAGCCTGTTCGGCAACCTGCAGAGCACCGTGGCGAGCCTGGCGCCAGCGTTCAAGCCCGCCCTATCCGCCCTGCTTGATATCACCAACACCGGCTCGTCGTTCCTGCCCGCCATGGCCGAGCAGATCACCGCCGTATCCACCCGGTTCGGTGAGTTCATCCGCCAGGCGGCCGACTCGGGCAAGCTGCAGGACTTCTTTAAGCAGGCCATCGAAACGGTCAAGCAGCTGTTCAGTGCGCTGGCCGACTTTGGTGCCGGGTTCGCTGGCATTTTCCAGGCCGCGCAGACCGCCGGTGGTGGATTCCTGGTCAACCTGCAGAACATCGCTACCGCGTTCCGCGAGTTCACCACCAGCGCCAAGGGCCAGGACGCCCTGGTGGGGTTCTTCTCCTCCATGCGGGAGATCATCACCGCGATTATGCCCGTGTTCGCCGAGGTGGCCAGCGTCATCGGTGCCACCCTGGCGCCCATCCTGGCGAACCTGGCCAGCACCATCGGCCCGGCCCTGCTGCCCATCGTGCAGGGCATCGGCGCGGCCTTCCAGGCCGCTGCTCCCGGTATCGCCGCTCTGGCCGCTGGCGTCGCCACTTTCCTGCAGGCCGCCGCCCCGCTGCTGCCCATCCTCGGGCAGATCGCCGGCATCGTGGGCGGCGCGCTCGGCGCCGTGTTCGAAGCGCTCGCCCCGGTCCTGCAGGAGGTGGCCAGTGTCCTCGAGAACAGCCTGGCCGCCGTCCTACCGGTGATCCAGCCGGTGCTCGAGCAGATCGCCGTGGCGGTCGCCCAGCTGGTGCGCGCCGCCGTGCCGCTCATCCCCATCTTCCTGCAGCTGGTCGCGGCGCTGCTGCCGCTCGTGCCGCCGCTCATCCAGCTGGTGGCCGCGCTGCTGCCGCCCCTCATTAGCCTGATCACGGCCCTGATGCCGATCATCCAGGCGGTGGCCGGCGTGCTCGCTGCGCTGCTGCCGCCGATTATCGCCGTAGCGACCACGATCCTGAATATCCTGATCCCTCCACTGAACTTGATCATCAGCGTTGTGGCGCAGATTGTAGCGTTTATCGGCGCTGCGTTCTCTGCGATTCTGAGCGTTATAACGGTCGTCATTAACGCCGTCGCTGGCGTAATCTCGACCGTGTGGGCCGGAATTTTTAACACGATCACCGGCATTGTGAATGGCATCGGAAACGCCATTCGGTCCGCCTGGCAGGGCATTTTTAACGCAATTTCTAGCGCCATGTCGAGTATCGGAAATGCCGTATCGAGCGGTATCTCAGCGGTTGCCCGATTCTTCGGCGAGCTGCCCGGCAAGATCCTGAACGCTATCGCCAGCCTGGCCACGAGTCTCTTCAATGCCGGCGTGAACATGATCCGGGGTCTCATCGACGGCCTGGCATCCATGGCGGGCGCGGTCATTGACTGGTTCAAGGGTCTGATCGGTGACGCCGTCGACTCCGTCCTGGGCTTCTTGGGCATCGGCAGCCCCTCGAAGGTGTTCCGTCAGATCGGCGTGTGGTCCGGCGAGGGGCTCGTGCTCGGCCTGAAGGACATGGTTCCGAAGGCGACGGCCGCCGCCGAGGGCATGGCCGCCGCCGTGGTCAACGGTGCCGGTGGCATCGACCTGACTCCCGACATGCAGCTGGGCAACCCTGGCGGACCTGTCGCCGCCGCCGGCGCAGCCGCCGGGCTGGCCGCCGGTGTCATCCTTCAGCAGACCAACATCATGCAGCCGGGAGCCGACGTGCAGCAGTTCGCGAGCGAGGTCTACCGCAACGGTGCCCGCAGCCTGGCCAGCGCAGGCTCCACGCTTGGTGTCTCGCCCGGCTCCACCCAGCGGGGCATGGCCGGCGACGGCTCCGTCTTCGGCGTGAGTGGGGCGTGACCCCATGACTGCGCCCAACCCGGTGGCCTCCTTCCCCGTCCCGGACATCGAAGGCCAGTACCGCATGGGTCCGCTGTTCACCGAGAGCGGCGTGGACTACTGGTGGAACACCCAGCACGAGGACGGCACATACACCGCTGTGGCCGAACCCGAGGGCTGGGAGTCGCTCGACTACATCACCCCCATTGATCAGGTGGGTGGCCGTGACGGCGGCCTGACTGGACCGCAGTCGGTCGCCCCCCGTCAACTGGAGTGCGAAGCGCTCATCGTGTCGCCCACGGCACAGATCCTGCGCCAGCACCTGGCGGCCATCCGGCGCATCTTCGGCCCGCAGGGGCTGCCTGGGCCGCGTCAGCCGGTCATCTGGGAGCAGCACGACCACGGCACCGCCCGGCGACTGGCACTCGTGACCCGGCCACAGGGCAAGCTGCGGTTCGCCGTGCGACCCGGATACGCCCTGGGTGGTGTCGCGTGCGTCATCCAGTTCACGCTGGTGGCCGCGAACCCGCCGTGGAAGTACCAGTCCGGTGACCCTGAGTCGAACGAGGTGGGCCTGCTCGACCCGGGCCTGATCCAGGGCCGCACCTATGACAAGACCTATGACTACACCTACGGTGCCGCGTCGGGCATCGGTGGTGAGATGCAGTGCTTCAACGCGGGCGACCTGTCCACCTGGCCGGTGGTCATCGTGACCGGTGAGGTGGACTACCCGATCATCACGAACGCCACCACCGGCCAGGAGTTCGCCATCAACGCGCACCTGCTGACGGGCCAGGTGGTGACGATCGACTCGCGCACGGGCGCGGTCACGCCGAGTTCCATTCGGCTTGTCGGGCGCCCATTCCCCCTGGCACCTGGGGCCAACACGATACGATGGCGCTCACTGTCCGGCGCCTACTACCCCGAGGCGCTACTGCGGTTCGAGTGGCGGTCAACATCAACATGAGGAGTACCCCGTGGCTGTCCTGAGCCCGCCCGGCTACCTGCAGGCTGGCGTCTACTCGGCGCTCCTGGACCGCGTCTACCTGAACACGGCGCCCACGCTGCGCTCCTTCCCGTCGTCCACCATCTCCGCGAAGCCCGGATTCTGGCCGGCGAAGCTGCCCACGTACGCGGTCGTCAGCGGCATGGACGTGGCCATCGGCCCGTGCGCCGGCCTCGTCGCCAACGGCTTCGTGTCCGGCGGTGGCGAGTACGCGGTGGCCAACCCCACCGCAACCCAGGTCACCCTGGCCGGCTCGAGCCCCACGCTGAACCGGAACGACATCATCGGCTTCTACGTGCGGGACAACTTCTACGATGCGTCCGGGTTCAACCAGGTCACTGTCGCGGTTATCCAGGGGACCAACAGCGCGGGCGCCCCCACCGACCCTGCCCTGCCGCCGTCCTTCCTGCCGGTGGCGCGTGGTGTCGTGTCGGCCGGTGCGACCTCGCCGGTGCTGCAGGGCATGATCAGCCGCACTGTCTCAGAGGGCGGCCTGCTGCAGGTCGGCACCGACACCGAGCGCACGTCGCTCGGCACGCCCTACTACGGCTACCCGATCCTGCGAACCGATCAGTACGGCCTACTGCAGGTCTGGAATGGCACCAACTGGTGGAGCGCCCCCAACCCGCCTTACCTGCACATGCGGCAGACCGTCGCCCAGTCCATCCCGAACGCCGCCTTTACGGCCCTCACCTTCGGTAGCGAAGACCTCGACAACTTCGCGGGACATGCTGGCTCGGCCGCCGGATATACGTGTCAGCGTGACGGCGTCTACCTGTTCGGTGGTGGCGTTACGCACGGCTTGCACGCT